TCACTTATTAAAATACGGATTCACCCTCTCGACCGCTTGCTGGACCAGCTTATTGCGCTGGGCCATAAAGCGGTCAATCCTTTCCCTCTTCTGTTCTGCCGTCAAAATGCGATCAATACGTACCAGCTCTATCCGGTTATTCAACTGGCGGAGCTCTGTCTGTGTCGCCGTTAACCCCTTCAGTTGTGACAACTTATCTCTGTTTTCCGCCCGCAGCTCTTGAGCATCGTCAATCCGCCCCTGCTTCCGATACGAATTGATGGTGCTGTTGATCTGGTTCACCTGCGTCATCATCCGGTAGAAGTCCTCACTGAACTGAGTAGACTTCGCCGGGTCATCACCATAGCCACGCAAAAGTGATTTAATCACCGGCATTTCATCCAGGCGCATAGACGCGGTTTCACCATTGTCTTGCATTCCGCGCATCAGGATATTGGTTGCCCCCATGACATATGCCCCCAGGCTACCGGTATAACCCTGTATGATGTGATCCAGCATCTTCGGCGATAAGTTGGTTGCGCCACCAATTTCACGCATCAGCAGGCTGGTTTGGTCGTTGTATCTGGCGCCAGCAATTAGGTTGCTGTCCGCCATGTTCTCGATCGGGCCGCCTTTGAAGAAGTCGTAATTTACATATGCCTCAGCAATCGGCATTGCTACCTGCGGGATTGGGTTGAATGCCATTGTTTCCATGAAGTTATGAGCCACCAGCTTACCAAACTTACCCGGAGAGTCCTGCCCACCCAGGGTTCGAACAAACCGTTCAGGCAGTGTGCCAAACATCAGGCCGATTTCGAACGGTTTCGGGAACCGGATATGGAAACCGCCAGGCAGCCAGGCATGCCAATATGTGTCTTTATCCCAGTCTGGTAATTCTTCATAACGCTTGTCGTCCCAGTTTAAAGCCAGCAGCGCAAGCGAAGCGGCGGTAATCATTCCACCACGCTTTAATACAGTTTGCGGATCCTCTTTAATCGCGCGTCCCAGCTTACTCAACCCCTGCATGCGTGCGTTGAAGAACGGTAGCATGTCACTGAGGTTGATCATGATTTTGCTGGCCCCCATCATGCTAAAATCCATCAGATCACGAGATTCGAACGCAGCCTGTGCCTTCCCTTTTCCCGACCGAATCGCCGCGTCGTAGGTTGCCAAGCGGTTGGCATTCTCCGCCGCTTCGCTAAGGTGGCGATACTTCTCAAGCCCTGTTCCCAGTTTATCTATGACATCTTTGCTGTTTCGTACAATGGATGACTCGAACTCATTGATCTGGCTGTCGGTATACCCCTTTCGGCGCAGCACACCACGGATTGATCGTGCAGTCGATGCCGGGTCGTAAACGTTTGAGTACCCACCGCCAAATGTGGCGCCGGCGAACATCATATCGATAAGGCTATCATCCGTTTTAAAGGCCTTGTTCAGTGCCTTGAAGGAGTCTATACCGGCCTTAAACCCATCTTTATTAATGGCCCATGAGTGCAGGGAGTCACGGATAAAGTTCCTAATAATGAAATCCGGCATGCTGGTAGTACCGATCGTCAGTACCTTTTTCGCCTGGCGCGCCGCTTTCATGAATGCCGAGTTGCTGCGCTCAAGGTCGATCATGGTGAATGCACGGTAAAGCTCAGGGTCATTGACCTGCACCAGTTGCTCTTTACCGTCGGTAAATACCTTCACCACATCCTTGCCGATCCGCTCGAAGTCCATTTTATTGGGCGATTCGATCACGTCCAGCACACCGGTATCGGCCAGGTTTACCACGGCGCGGCGCATTGCCTCGTTCTTCATGGACGCATCGACTGACTTGGCCACGTAGTTAAACAGGTTCTCAATCGGGTCCTTGATAGTGAGCTCGCTGCCCTTCAACTTGCGGACGGTGCTGCTTTGGTTTGCGATGCCGCGCGCACTCCATGGCCCTTTCACCTCGCCATCTTCCGCCTCTCGGTAATACGGCAGGTACCAGGCGCTCTCCCAATTGGCGCGACTCTCCGGGTCAATCAGGCCCATATCCTGCTGTAGATCCAGAATCGATTTAATGAAAGCGTCGTATTTCTTTTTCTGGGCATCGAATAGCGCTTCATTGCCCTTGTTCAGCCCTTTCATGTAGGCGATCTCGTCGGCAGTGAAATTGTTCTCCTTGCCTTCAGCCATCAGGCGCTCGGAGCGGTGGCCGGCTATCCATTTCAGGAAGTTTTCGCGGTGATTACCCAGGCTATCCAGAATGCCCATCAGCGCATCTTCCTTACCCGTTCCAGCCTGCCGCTCTACAACCCCCTCTGCCTTATTGTATTTCGGCAAGCCATGTTCGAAAGTGGCCGCAGTGACTGAGCCAGCACCTGCCGCCATACGTGCGCCAATATATGCCGATGATCGGGCATCTGATTTTCCGGCGGCATCTTCCGCATATTTGAGAGGGGCCATACCATCAAAGGTTTTGGTATTCAGTTTTCGGCCCATATCCTGCAGCCAACTCTTTAGCTCAGACCTATCCTTCGACTTCACCATGCCGTAAAAATCTTTTGCCTTTTCGACCTTCCCTTTCTCGACGTTGAAGCCCATTTTTCTATTGGTGATTTCGTCCATAGTGGTGCCAGCGGAACGGGAGTACAGCGCCGTATTCTTGCGGATGTCGTCGGAAGAGAGTATATTTTCGATAGAGCCGTGAGCGGTGTTCTCCTTGGGCAATTGGAGCCCAATTGAACGAAGCCACTCATTAGCTCCGGAGCCTCCTTCCAGTGAACCACGCTTGGGCAATTGAAGCCCTTGGGTCGTATTGGAATGAGGCTTTTCTTTTTCTCTCATGTAAAGCGTCTGCCCGTAGCGAGCCATGTCTTCTATTTTGCGTATTCCTCCTTCTGTTCCATACACCGACGCGATCCGGTTGATCTCAATACGGCCTGACTTCTTGTTTAAATGAACAGCCGAAACAACAGGGTTTCCTCGCGTATCACTCGCTTCAAGCAAAACAACCATCGCATTTTCCTGCGTACCCGATTTAAAGACAGCAATTGGGTCATGCATCAGCTCAGGGAGATGCTCTATCACTGTCATGGGTACTTCGTGTTTAACGCCATTGCTGGCTTTCCTGACGATATCTCGTGAAATAGTCATATCCAGATCTGCGGCCCCTAAGGCTTTTAGCACTGGAGGCGTTCGGCCTAAACTCATTATCAGTTCGCCGGACTTGAGTGAATTCATTGCCCTGGACAGCTCGGCGCGGTAGCGCTCTGCATCCCCTGGCATCGGTTTGAACGGCTCAGTTTTCCCTGATGCTGAGTAAAGCGCATCTGTACGGCTGAACGTATCGTCAAACTCCCTGCTGCCTGGCTGTTCACCTTCATACATTGCGGTACGCTTAAATCGCCCGGCAATGGAGCGCAGGATATTGCGGATCTCTGCCGGCGTGATGTCACTCGGGTTGAAGAAGTTGGCTTTACGCAACGCATTGGTGATGATGGCGACGAACCGATCCCAAATGCCTCCCAATCCCGTTAGTTCTGACCGTTCGGCCATATGTGCCAGAAACTCATTGGCCTGTACCTCTGGCGATTCATTGGCGTATGACCTCTGCACCTGGCGCCATACAGACTGAATCTCCGGGTTCTTGCTATCACGCGTTTGGTGAAGTACGCGGATGATCCGGTCATATTCCACATCGCCAATCACTGAAGCCAAGCCGTGGTGTGCCAAAATCTCGTGGCGCAGCTTAGACCGTAACTGTTTACCGTCCGCAATGTTGTCGGCAACAACAATCACCCGGCTCAGTTCTGGCTGATAAATGGCGTGGACGGTACCGAACTCTTTCGGTATGCCATTCGGCATCATCGCTGCAGCGTCAGCCTGCGACTGAACAACCTCTACCTTGATCCGGGCCGCTCCGTTCATGCGGCGTACCCACGAATCGGCGACACTCTGAGCGTATCGCTTTCTCATACCCGTTTCGGGTTTTGCACCTGAGGTATCAAAATTATCTTCGGCAATGATATTGCCACCGCCGATATCGAGCCCATCCTTGGAATAGAAGGCTACGCCACGATCTGTTGGTTTAGTTTTCAGCGTTTTGAACAGGGTATCGAAAGCGTCCCGAACACCGTTATTCAGCTCCGCTTCCGTCGGATAGGCATAAGTATCCGGGTTGCCATGCTCTTCTGCTTTTTTGAGGTTAACCAGATAGTCGTTGCGGGTGCCTTTAGCCTCAGCCCGATCGAGGATGTAACGCTCATACGAACGAGCAGCCATTTCAACATTGGTTGCCCAATAGGGTTTGCTGCGCAGCTCATCCAGCTTCTGCGCGCGGGCAACCATGCCACTATCGCCGACGGCTTTCATCACTCCCTTCCATGCATTCCAAACCTCTTGGCGCACAGGGAAATCAGCAGGCACCATCTTCCCATCCTTAAACATCATGGTCTTACGGCGGCGTGTAGTCGCATAATTGATGCCACGACCACCGCCTACATCAGCCTGGCCGAAATAGTTGTCTAAAGCATGGAACCACTCATGTGCCAGCGAACCTGCACCATTATTTTTCGTCAGATTAATCACTACCTCGCCCGGCTCGTAATGCGCCTTAACTGCATTAGAACCACCGCGGCCGCGCGCGCCGAACGCAAGGCCGAGCTCGCCATTCAGGGAAATGGCTTTTACCGGAACTCCGATAATGTCAGCCATGTCATGCAGGCTATCAAAGGCATCGTTCAATTCTGCCTGGCGGCGGCCCGACTCCACATAATTCCCGAACTGTACCCCACGGAACCCAAACTCTTTATCGAACTGTGCAGGGGTAACATCGGCGGATCGCCGCTCAGCTCCGGTGCGCGGGGCGTTGGTGTCCCGGCGCTGTTCGGCACGAGCCTGATCACGTTGCTTGGCTATTTGGCTTTCCAGCTCAGCGCGGTTCTCATTGAGATAATCGCGGGCTGCGCGAGGATCCTTGAACCCTTCTTTAATCCTGGCTACCCCGCTTGCCCCCTTATAGCCAATAAAGATATCGCGGGTTTTGCGATCAGCATGGATTGTGAAATTAGTTTGTTTCGACGCTGGAGCGCCACCACTTTGTTGATCAATGAAGGCCCGCGCTTTATCCATAAAGTTGCCTTTATCCGTATCAGCAACTCCGCTGATCACCATCCCATTGGCTCTTTCCAGCTCGTAGACCGATTTTCCCGGCTCCGGGTACCTCTTGCCCTCATACATTGAGTAGTGCGAATGACGCACACGATACTTTGATGCTGCAGCCATTTGTTCTGGCGGCAACGAGGTGATGAGGTCGTGTGTATCCAGCATGCCACGCAAATTCTTGCTATTAAGTATCTTTTGACGAACATCTGCGACGCTAACTCTTCCATCAAGCAGATCCGCAGAGAGTCCCTTCATCACCTTGGCCGATTCCACCCAGCGCGACAGTAAACGTTTCGGCTTCGTCGATGGGATTCGAGCCCGAAGCATTGAGATCAGCGCCAGCTTATCGTGACCCACGCCGTCATCAGACATTTTGCTGTAATCAGGTTGAGGGAATAGCTTAGATAAGGGTTCAGTTTGATACTGTTCATCCGAAGCATCGCGCTCCATAGCCTCCGAGAACTTACCCCACCGATGCTTCGCTGCGCCTTCCAGTTTTTGGCCAAAGTCGTCAATCTGGTCTTCATGACGCGTAGAGCCATGATCATTACCTGTATCATCAAATTCAGCGTTTCCACGCCAATGCGGCTTTTTAGCGCGATGAGCGTTGAGAATTGGGCGATATTGAGCACCATACATTCGCCGTTCCTCTGGCGTGCCATGGGCAGCCCTGAAGATACTCATCACATGGCCGCCGGCTTGGTCTTCAGCGAGTAACCGCTGGATCAGCTCAGCAGACTCGTCCTTTGTCAGTCCATTTTCTGCGGTCACCGACTGTGGTTCTGGATCTGGCGCTTTTTCTACCGGCATGCGTATCGCATATCCGCCCTCAACTTCCTCGATCTTGGCACCAGGTGTTTTCCCTGAACGTGATGCCTGAGCCATCCGTAATGTGGCAAATGGTTTGTCGCCAAACAACCTTAGCTCGCCTTCGCCGTCATTCAGGCTTGGCGTTGGTTTTGGCTTATCTAGTGGCATACGAACAGCAAAACCACTATCGACAGCTTCGATCGTGGCACCGGGTGTTTTACCCGAGCGGGATAGGCGGGCAATTCGCTCCGAGGAAAATGGCTTGTCACCGAAGATTCTCAGCTCTCCAAGTCGCTCGCCTTTAGCATAGGCCTCGGTCTGTGCATCAATGGGAACGCCACCGGCGCGCTGGCGATTGTCTGGCAATCCCTGAGTCTGGTTATTGGCACCAATGCCCTCGGAGTATTTACGTAGGTTGCGCTGATCGCGCGTCTCGCCCCGCGTGAATGTGGGTGCCGAACCGGCCTGCACATCGTCAGTATTAATTACTGGCCCATCGGCAAAAATGATGTTCTTGTCCGTTATCGCCTTGCCTGGAACCGTCTCACCGTCATAGGTCTGCGAGGCGCGACCAACTTCATTTGCACGTGGTTCCGCGTCACGTGGTATGAACTGCTGGCCCCGAACCTGCTCCCCGGCGCGGAACTGTGGCCCGTCACCTGCCTGCGCATCATCAACATTCACGTTTGCCACTTCACCCGGCATGGCGATGACTGACGTTTTACCCGGAGGCGGTAGCCGTGGCATAAGCGCTTCGCGGATTTGATCTGCCCGCTCCTGCGCCGCCAGCTCTTCAGGGGTATAACCCTGATCACCTGATTCCATTTGCTGCTTGATTAACTCGTCAGCCGTCGGCGATTGCTGTTGTTCCGCCAGCGCACGCTGCACATCGTTATCTTCGGCAAAACCTTGAATGCGCGGATCTTGGCGCAAGTACGCTGGGGTGTCCCTGAACTCATCAGCACGCGTTGGCGCGGCACCGGCGACCTCTTCAGCAGTAAACTGCCCATTGACTGGTTGAGATGGGGTTTCTTGTGGCTGGGTGCCAGCTTCTGAGGTGTTGACAGGCTGCTGTTCGCCAGTGGCATTTTCAGCATTAACTGGTTGATTTTTTTGCTCGCCCCCCTGCTGCTCAGGTGCTGACCGGTGATTGCGCGCACCGCCGATAAAACCAGCACCAACACCTACTCCAGTGCCAAGCACGGCATTATTTAAACCAGTTGAATAGACATCTTTCATTGGGTCTATTTTTTGATCTGCTGTATTGATTAACTGTTGGTTTTGAATGTAACGCTGCGAGGATCCTTGAGCGAATTCAGCAGTGCCTTCGGTAGCACCACCAAGAATCATGCCCTGTAGAGGCCCCTTGACTGTTGTCTTTTTCGTCAGCAACCGAAGAAGAGTGTTATCACCGAGAGTAGATGCCATCATATTGACAGCTAATAAGCGCGGATCTGAAGTAACTGTCGTAGCTGCTTTCTCCGCAACCTGATTTCTCGCGAGGCTTAACTTTTGGGTGTCGGTGTAATCCTTATATGCAGGGTTGTCATCAACCTCAGCAAAAGCATCTTGGAATGTTTTACTTTGGGTCAACTGATCGAATGGGATTGAATTTATTTCATCCCTCATATCGTTCCCAGCCTGACCTTGAGATGATGCAGCCATTGCACCGGCAAACGTTGAATGCCTAGCTCTATCACGAGCAATTTGGGCAGTTTCTTTGGCTGTCGCCCTCGCAACGTCCTCAGGAAGAGACTTGCTAAGCTTCGTAAAAACGGCGTGTTCTACCATTTTCATTACACCATCCGCACCTACTTTGGCAGCCCCACTCATGGTGAACATCTGCGTAATTGTTGGAACAGCGTTAATTAGCCATGCATCTTTATCGAAAAGCCCAGGCCCGGCATGATAATTACCTTCTTTATCCTGCTGGACAAAAGGCATTGCGGCAGCCTGCTTTGCACCATCGCTATAATTTTCTTTGACCCCCTCTGATGCGTCTTTGGCAAAATTACCGATTGTACCAACTACACGATCCGCTCCTTTGCCAATCAGCTTTGCGGCCTCGTTGCTTGGGTTTGCGCGAATGACCTCCTGCATTGCAGGGTCTATTCCAAAGTCAGAAAGAGTCCTTCCTTTACTTGTGTTTTCCAGGTTTTTATTTAGTCCGGTAGCAAACTGAGTTAAGCCGCTAACGGCGTCAAATGGCGCGGATACTGCTGATAGTCCCAAATCTTTTATAACTACACTTGGATCGGGAACTATCGATTTTCGGCCGGCGGCCTCGCGCGCCTTACGCACCTGTTCCCAGTCGAAACCAGTGCTACCAGCTTCACCTGGCTGCCGGATGTTCAGCGATTCACGGTTGTTGTTTAGCGCTTGTTCTTCAGGTCGCTGTTGTTGCGGATCGTAGGCCATTTGAGGCTCCAGAATTTAGGCATAAAAAAAGCCCCGCTGGTTAGAGCGAGGCTTGGCATCATTGGGTAATCTAGCGCAATAAAAACACTTTGTTAATTGAAACATTTTGTTGTACTTTTAAATGAGACCAAATTTAAACTAAGTGTAATTTTTTAAGGCATCTCAGAAATGACGAACACTTTAACAAATAATCATAATGATAAGTTTATCGCAATAGATGTGACATGCGGTGATGCATTTTACCTACAAAGAAATGGGATTAATATTCTAGTAGATGGAGGAAAAAACAAAAAAGACTTCCCAAACCTTTTAAAATCTAGAGTTGGGGATATAGATTTAGATATAATAGTTTGCACTCATTGCGACTCAGATCATGTTCATGGATTATTAGGGTATTTTGTTTCTGGAGGGAAAAGCAAAGAGACTTGGTTACCCGGAAGTTGGTCGCATAGACTTGATGATTTAATCTATGCCCCTGAAGAATTTGCCAAAGAACTTTACCATGATATTAATATCTACTTTGAAGAGAATGATGCCACAAATTCCATTACCCTTCAAGAAATTGGTAATATAATGAGCAATAACAAATCTGAAAATCCCGGACAACAAGATAAAGAAAACTCGTCAATTGAGAAGTACCTAAAAAAAGAAAATCATGAGCACAAAGAAGTTGATCTTAAATCAAAAACTATTGCATCGATTAAAGTGCTCTCAAATATGCTTTCTAATCCTAAAAGGAAAATTCTTAGATCCAGTGTAGAAAACAACATACAAAGAATATTCGAGTCCGCCATTCATTCCGCCGTTAAAATTTTAAAATTATCTAGCCTCGCATACAACGCCGGCTCTAAAATACGTTGGTTTGAATACAGTAACAACGATTCATATGGTGGTGAAAAATACTTACATCCTGTGAACTCAAAAGAAATTCTTAGCTACACAAAAAACATTAGCTCGTTAATGTATCTTGCACTAACAAAAGCTAACGTTGAGAGTTTGGTATTTTATTCTCCAGCTATAGGATCTAACTCTGGAGTTTTATTTACCGCTGACTCCAACTTCACCTTTAATCATGAGTTAGACTTCATACAATCAAACTCGATAATAACATCTCCGCACCATGGTTCCGAAAGCAATAAAAACACATACGGAAGACTTTATGCTCACATTGACAAATTTAATATATTCATTCGTAGTGATATGAACGGAAAAAGTAGACCAGGGAAGTCTTACTTGAATTTGAAACAAAAAAAATACTGTACGATTTGTCGAGGAAGTGGAAGTAAGAAACACATTAAATTCTTCTACTCTGAGTTAAAAGAATGGGAAACTAAAAGCGCCACATGTATATGTAAATAAATTTGAAATCAAGGAGGTAGTAAACGCCTCCTTATAAATTTTATTAATGTTTCTAGTTTAATTGGGATTTTTTTAACATACTCCATCCAAGTAATGCAATTGTCTGCACCGTCTCTATCTTAGTATCTTCATCGCAATGTGTCAGTAATTCTAAAATCGCAGCCAAGTTGGCTAAAACATCTTCATTGCTCAGTGTCACAAAAATCTCCCCAGCAGAAGCCGTACATATCAATATGAATTAAAATGTTTTTTATTAATTAACTGTATGTATATACAGTAATATTTTATTACATCCCTGTCAACGTGGTCGCTGATAAGTTTGTTGTGCTGGCAATAGCTAATAATCTTAATTATTGGGTTGTAAATAGTTAAATAATGATATTTATTACAATAAAACAAATAGATAGATTCAACTAAGAAAGGAAAATGCAAAAGCGCAGCGGTTAAATGCGCTGTTGTATCACTGGAGGATTACTGCTGTTTTCGCTGCGACTGCTGACGCATCTCTCTCAGATACCCTGCAGCATACGAATTATCGGGCAACTGTGACGGTGCCTTGCCTTGTGGGGTTGTGGCGGCAGGTGCTGCTGGAGTAGTGCCACCCTGCTTCTTGGATTTCCATAACTGGAAGCCTTGCATGTCCTCTGGCTTGCGTGGATCTGGCACTTCACCGAATTGCTGCTTGTACTGCTCAGCGTAGGAAGAAAACTCCGGATCCTGTGCCGGTGTCTGTGGCACAGACTGCCCGTAAGAGTTCATCACCTCACCCTGCAACTGATCATACTGAGCATTGATCTCAGCCATCGCCCGCTCATCAGTCGCCCCAGCCAATGCCTTGGCGCGGGCCTTGCCCACATCGAGCAAATCGCGGCGCAAGCCTTTGGCCTCTTCGCGGCTAGCTGTCTTATCCGGTGGGTTGACCATGTCGTTGAGGAAGGCGGCACGATCCGGCTGGTTAAGCTGACCGACCATCTGACCGTAGCCGCGGATTTCATCCATCATGCGTGACACCGGCATATGGGCAAGTTGGTTATCACGCTCATCTGCAGAGCCCAATTCAGTCATCGGCTTCTGCGCGGTGGAACCATCGTCATACTTCACCGTTAAGCCTGGAATGATGAACTTCCCGTCCTCGCTTACGCCAATGTGGCCCAGCTCTTTGCTCACGATTTTCTTACCCGTCTGCGGATCAACTTCACCCACACCACGCTGAATATGCGGCGACAACACCGTGTTCATCAGCTTGATGACCTTCGGATCGTTGTAGTTCATCTCACCCGAGAGCACCTTAGGCATAACGCGATTCACTTCCATCACGTTGTTGATCGCCTCCTGCCCAAAGAAGCGCCCAGGGTTAAGCGGATTGTCTTTCGAAATCTGCGAGTACAATTGCGGATCGAACTTGCCGGTCTCTTCCATCTGTTTATACAGCGTCTGAACAACCGGCATTTCATTCTGAAGCCGCTGGCTGCGCTCTTCCTGCATCATGCGATAGTTGTATTCCTTCTGCCGCATCCCCAGTTCCTGCGCACGCATGCCAAGGCCAGCGCGGCTTATGCCCAGTTGCTGCTCATCGAGCGCATGGCGAAGGCCCCATTGCTTATCGCCCACCTGGTCACGTTCTTGCTGATAACCAAAATTTCGCTGATCGCGATCTTTGCCGTAATTGAAGTCGGCTTCACGCAGACTGTAGTTGCGATCGGAGTCCTTCACTTGCTGCTGCAGAGCCATGTCGCGCTGCTTCAATTCTTTATTGCGAGAGATAGCAGCATCAGCCGTATTGAAGCCAGCCAGGAAGCCATCAGCTAAACCTTGAACACCCATGATTGATTCCTTAGAAAAGTTGACTTGCCAGCAGACCGACCGCCGCGCCGATCCCCATACCGATTGGGCCACCCCATGCACCGGCTGTCGCACCAGTCGCTGCCGCAGTACCTGCTCCGGCGGCAACACCGGTTGCTGTTCCTGCGGCTGCTGCGCCACCAGCTGCTGCTGCCGTTCCTGCTGCAGCGGTACCGGCAACTGCAGTGCCTGCGGCGGCTGTTCCGGCTGCCGCGCCTGCAGCTCCAGCCCCAGCGGCTCCCGCAGCACCAGCACCTGCCGCTGATCCTGCAGCAGTACCCGCGCTACCGCCCAGCAAAGAACTGCCCGACCCCATTGCCAGCCCCATGCCCGCGCCGGTACCGGTCATCTGCATCTTCATTTGATTCTCAGCATCTTTCAGTTGCTGATTTGCCACCTCACGCTGAGTTTCACGCGACGAAGCCTCACCAAATCCCTGCAATGCCTGCTGGCGCGTCTGGTTCGCGATATCGACTAATCCGTATCCCATTAGCTGCTACTCCCGCCACCGATATTCATTTGTTGGCGAAGGCTGGCGCTGCCCCCCGTCAGAATATTCATTTGCCGATCCGCTTCACCTTCTCGGATCCCGTTTTTGGCTCCGGCAGTTGCCAACGCGGAGCGAAGCCCAAGATTGTTGTCTCCGGCTGTGGGTGTTTGTGCCACCCCATAACGCGCCATCTGGTTCTGCTGTCCTACCTGTGCCGTATTCAGCGTCTGCTGATTATTTGCATCAGCGCGTGCAAGCTGGTCGTTCATCAGCTGACCGCTGGTCGCTAATCCCATCAGCTCTTTCTGTTTCGGGTAAAACCGGTTCTGCCAGTCCGCGTACTGCTCCCGGATCAATCGGGCATATGTATCCGCTGCCTGTCCCATAATTGGCCCCTGTTAGTTAAAGGTCGATTTACCGAATGGCGTATTGGACACGCCATATTGGCCACCGCTATTACTTCCGCCAAATACACCAGTTGAACCGGCGCTTGAGGCCGGTGCTGCTGCGTCCTGTAATCCATAGGTGCGTACTGCTGCGCCCCCCAATGCCCCCACCACTCCTGCTGTCGCTTGTCGGTTGCTCATCGAGCGCTGCGCATCGGACTGGGCTTTTTGCATGCTGGTATTGGCGATACTGTTGAACCCTGACAGTGCATCAGCTTTCTGGCCCGCCCCCATAGCAACGACATCCTGAAGACCGCCAACGTACTTATCGGCCTGCGTACTCTGCGCGCGGTTAGTCGTGTCGATCTGGCCGGCGACTTGATCGGAGGTAATGTTGTCGAGTGTTCCCTGGAATTTGCCGCTACTCGGATCCACACCACTGGCCGCCAACTGCGTGGCGGTATCCTGCCGCGCCTTACCGAACTCAGCCTGGTAGCCAAGATTGGTGTCATTGGCAATGTCGGAATACTTCTGTTCGTTGTTCAGCGCATCGACCTTATCCATGAACAGATTTTCATAAGGCTGGAGCTCGTTTTGATAGAGATCCCATTGCTGGGAAGCCACTTGTGCCGCAGCCTTTTCATTCTCTGTTTCTTTGATTTCGTTACTGCCGCCTTTGCCCATACTACCCTCACACCGGGATCCGGAATTTCATTAATCCATCTTCATCAGGCAGGCGAACAAAACCGAGCCGCCTGGCTACCCTGATGAACCCTTTTCTGTCTGTATAAAACTCGGCCCACCGGCCGCCGATCATTCGCGTCAGTTCTTTAATGCGTGGCGTATATCGCAATAAGCCATCGGTTGCCGTGCTCACGCCAAGCCACACCACCACATACGGCACACCATCTTTCATGCGTGGCCGCAAGACGATCCGCGCATCATCGGCACCAAAGCAAAACGCCTGCTTTTCACGGCAGGCGTCTTGGATATCTGATATCAGATTTTTGTCGGCACTTCGCCTAGCAAGGGCATTCACCTTTTCCTCAAGCGTCATCATTGCGGGCCACTCGTGGCTATCTGGCGCCCTGATTTGTAAACGCCAATTACCGGCTTTGCTCTCACTTCAGGACTTCCAGTGCTGCCGCCTCCGCTGATCACAGGGGTTGTAATTGCCACTGTGCTACCGCGACTTTCTCCAATTCGGATGATTAATTGTTGCTGTTTATCACGCCCGACAGCGGGGAGCTTAATGCCCTCGAGCAAATAATTTAGCGATCCGTTTTCCCCGCTATTCCCTGTGTCCTTGTATGCAATTTGGATATCGTCATGACCCGGGCTACGCAAAATAACAGTGAAGTACTGCCTGTCAGCACTTGCTGCCAAAATAGTGACGTTCGTGTCCATTACACGTTCGAAATCCTCACCAACAATATTCCATATCACATGATCCCCAGCCTGGCTCGACCAAGTGAAGCCATAACTGACACCTTGAGTCATAGGCGGTACATAGATCCCACCAGACTGTGCGTTATACACGTCGCCAACCAGCTTATTAGCATAGATAGTGCCGCGGACATCACAGTCCTCCAGTATCTGGCAGTTCCTGAATGTGGCCCGCTCGGCGTACACGTCGTAGAACCAGCCGCCATTGGCCGTCATGAAGTTCATGCTAGCATTGATAGCCGTCATGTTGCCGTTTTCATCGACCGTGAACCGACCATTCTCAATCCGTGCAGAACGCAACAAAGGAGTGATCATTTCAATGCCGGCGATAACCCGGTCGGCAATCAGGTTCTGTGCGGCATCAGGATCCGTTTTTGCAAACGTGCCGGCGGTGTCATTGAACGGCCCCGGCACACCTTTGGCATTAACGTGACGGATCCAGTAATAAGCGCCGGGCGTCCCGGTGTTTTGCGGATCACTAAAGACGCCGGCAGCCTCCGTACCCACCAGCACAGCATCAGCCAAGTTATCTTCGCCATTGCGATAAATTTCCGTCAGTGAGTGTCCGCCATACTTCGGCATGTCCCACACCAACGCGATAAACGAGAATGCACCATAGGCCGTGAAGCCTGTTGGTTTAGTGGGGAACTGCGTCGGTTTATTTGCTCCCGGCCCGCCCCAATCCGGCGGCGGCGTCCAGCCGGGTATCAAAGACACGCCACCGTTACCTGCTTTCTTGGTCGAAAAACCGAGTCGAGCCAAATCACGCACCGTGACCGCACGATCAAGGCCATCGCCCCGCTGTCCAGTCAGCGTTTGAATATTCTCTGCCACCGTCGGCAAATCAGTACCAGAACGGAATTTTCCTTTATTACTCACGCGGGCATCTCCATCATTGATGTGGACAATGTGATCCGGTCAACCTGGCCTCTACCCCACGTTTCGATCGTCCATTTCCTGCCTGATATCGGCGGTAGTTTAAGCATGCTTTCCCGCATCGCTCCCGGCGGCAAAGTGATCACCTGCGCGCCATCGACAATGATGTTGATACCAACGAAGAACAACTGATCGCTCATGACGCGTAAGCATGAAAATGAAGTGTCATAGGGAGCAAGGAACGGCTTCGACCGCCAGCGCATGCTAACCGGCATTTCACCACCCTGCAGGGTATAGAGCTGAGTTCCCTTCACGATATAAAGCGTGTCGCTCTTCTCATCGTTGAAGCCGGCGTTAAACGACGCCGTTATGTGTCGGATGTCCATCGATTGAGGATTGAAGATAAAACCTGCAGTGCCGTCGGCCGTGTCGTATAGCGCCAGGTATTCGTTCTCAACCCGCCAGGCACGGATCGATGAAGGGTTAAACATCTTCCGCCACTGCTTTTGTTCGATGATTTTCTCAGTGGCCACCAGCGCATTACCGGAAGCATCGACCGTCACAATACCGTTCGGGGACGCGTAAATCGCAAATCCGTCCATCGCCACCATTGAGCGGCGCGACACGCAGGCCAGCGTGACATTGGGTTCGGTGCTGCTGATGTTTGATGGCGTGATGCCACTGAATAAATACGGATCGCCTTCGGTACCGACGACGAGCGATGTGCCGATCGGCGCGATGGCAACAATCTGGTTCATGGTGGTCTGCCGGTTAGCCGGCTTCCAGGCATATGGCAAGAATGCTTCAGAGAACATCACTTCGTTGCCCTTAAACCCGGCGCAGATACCGTTCTTCATGGCGCATAAACCGATCATGCCTTCCGGCGGCATCATGTAGTCGTACGTTTCCAGTGTCGCGCTCAGTTCTGAGCCAGATAGAGAATCATCATACGAACCAATCGCGATCCCCAGCTCAACTACCAACAAGAAATCGGCAGTGCTATCGCTGGTTGCCGATCGATAAATACGGCGCCGCGTGATATTGCTGTTCTGGGTACCTGGGGGCTGTAGCTGCAATGCAACCGTGCTGCCCGGGCGAACAATGGTGACCTCTGCGGACGCAGGCCCCGGCGGCCCTTCTTCACCGTATTCAGTCACATAGGTTTCAACATAGAAACGACTTTCGTCATCCGTCGGATCATCCTCGCCCGGATCTGCCGGCGGCGTTACACCACCAATTACAATCGCATTTTCTGGCGCCGGAATACCCAACCGAAAATACGCTGCTGGGTAATTCCCCTGTCCTTGCGTTGCAATGCGGTTGCTAGTCACCTTCGGATAGGTGCCATCCGTAAAGTACACCCGGTCATAGTCGTCATTGGCAACAGGGCTGCGGATAGCGTCAACGATACCGTTCCACGCAAACCAAACGTCATCGTGATAATTGAAAATGGTACCAGGCGTAATGCTGAACACTTTGGCTTGCTTGGCATCAACGTTATTCGGAGTGATCACGCCGTGGCGAAAGTGGCAATTATTTGCGATTGTCGCAGAGGTTTGCGGCAACAGGTGCGCGACCATGCGCGGCATCTCGCCGCCCATAGTTGTGATATCGATATCAGGCATATGGGGTCACAAATTGAGGGAATAAAAAAGCCGACTCAGCGGTTAGGCATAAGTCGGCATCTTTGGGGAATTTAGCGCGCATCGTCGCACAAAGCAATCAATCTGAGGTGGTTATGCTCGGGACGATAGAGCTATTGCATCCTTTTCAGTCGCCATACTCATGCACCGCGCCACGGAGAAAATTCCGTCACACACATTTACTCCGCCAGCTTGTGCCAGGTAGGTTGGCCCAATCCAAAGGTAGTTATTTAAACCGGTCATATCGGCCAGGACACCAGTATCCGAAGAGCCAACTTGCGCCAAGCTGCCATCTTGATACCCAAATACTTTTCCAGCTACGGAGTCAAAAAGGCCGGCAGAATGTACGAAGTCGGCATAGGGAGTTTGTGTTGCTGCTACATAGCTTCCAGCAGCAACAGGCAGTTTATGCGTACAAACATACTTCCATGGGTTTGAAATTGCGGCTGTTTTACGCGTTTCCATAAATGCATATGTTGCACTGCCGACACCCCAACCAATCGTTATCCCTGCACTATCCAGTAGGTTGTAATCCTTCATCCGGCCACTCAGGAGCCACTGCTTGCCCGCTGATTTCTGCATAACTACCGGGATTTCAGACCTTAAGTAATACCCGCCATTATTAAGGGTGATCCTCACCCCAAGCATTTCGCCAGAGCTATCTAACTTAATTGTTGGAAGAGGACTCGCGCTACCCGCCACCATTACAGGAATAAAGTCCGGCCCAAAGAGCGAATATACTTTCAGAACATTGCCATCGTTATCGACCTTCACCCCGCCACTGACAAATGGATAAGCAGAAATGCGTTCTGAAACCCCCTTATCAATGATGAAGTTAAACTCATCAAGCGTCTTATTTTCATCGGGGATATAACCGCCATCTGCGATCACGCGCGCCTTATGAGCAGCCAAATACTTGGCCGCACTTTCAATGTATCCAGAAAGGTCAAAACCAACCAAAGCACCGGGCTCCGCTTCGAGGTTCGATTGAATTACTGATGCCATGATATCTCCTACAAGGTAACGGGTACGCGTGCCAACACAGACCAATTCCACATGTGCTGTGCCGAATATTTGCTCATCAGTGGTGACGTATCTCTGATGTTGGTGAGTGGGAAAATCCACTTATCGTAAGGTGCCGGGAATCCGCCAGGGTCTGTGGCATTGAAACCAAACCGGATAAAATCACCTGACGTTGGAGCATGGTTGAGCCCCCACTCAAAAGCGAAGTCGCCCACTTGTTCAACGTGATTTACCGTTGCCGACCCCTTCTCAAAGTCGAGCCCAGCAAATGGCGCGGCGCCTAGGGTGTAATCATCGAACGTCAATGGATAACCCAACGGCGTGGTTTCAAAATCACAACGTAACTTATTGCCTGTGATAGTGAATTTCTTCGGCTGAACTGGATTCCACTTACGCCGCTGGGTATTGAGCGGATTGAAAAACGTCCAATAAATGGCTTGCCCGACATATTCATCCAACCACGAATAACCGCGCTGCAGCAGATGCTGTTGGTCAAGCGGGTATAACCGGTTCATTGGATATTTTGGCGTTGATAAAACGACGTCAGCACGATCAAGTGACAACTGCCATTGGTCTTGTGCAATGAAGTCACCATAAATGATATCGCCACTTGTCGGGCTTTTGGTTCGGATACGTGAACCAAGTTGATCGACAAAGGCAATGGGCTTTTGAGCTTGCCCGGTGATTGCCTGATAGCCAGCTTGATGATCATTAATCCACTCATTTAGGCGCTGGTAATACTGCCCCACCTCCGTCACCATGGCGCTGTCAGCCTCACCATGCGTCACTATCAATGCCGGTATAACGGGGTTCTTCGCCATGTCTTTCGCTTGGCGTGCAAACTCTGTCGCTATCGTCTGTCCAGATTGGTAGGTAGGTGTGCCTTTTTTAAGTTGTTCGTAAGAGGCACCGCCCATTGCATGCGTTCGTGTAACGATAGGTGGAAGCGTTAATCCATTATCCCGAATAGCCCTGAGGATGTGCTGCACGGCGCCGCTCCCACGAGACTGCAGTGGCGAGTTTAGGTCAGTCAGTCCTCCCAGTTCGGTCTGAGCGAGCATCTCCCCCATGACCAAACCGCGATCTTGTCCTGCGCCAGAAAACATCAGTGCCTTACCGTCGAGGCTCGGATCATGTTTTACGATGCTCTCACCCGCTTGCGTTGCAGCTAAAGACTGGCCTGTGACCGCGATCAGAAAGATGTCAGCATCGTCAATGTCCAGCTCTCGCGCTTTATATCCTGCCTGCATCGCCGTTCGTGTCAGAACACCAGTAGCAACCACGCCACTACTTTCTCTATACGTGAACACAACGCCAGAATCTGACATTGGCGTTGCGCTAAGCACGTTCGCCCTATCCCAGAGTGGTTGCTCATCGGCGCTTTTACTGAACAGCGAAAGCTTGTTCCCGTTAATCTTGATCAGGGAACCGAAAATATTTTCGAGATCATTCACCGGGGTTTTCATACCAGCGAGTCTGAGTTTCAAATCACCCGCAACATACCCCCAGGCATTCGTGAGCGTGCCGTCTGTATCACCGACAAAATGCAGGCCACGAAGGCGCTTCGCAATGTTGTAATTGCCTAAGACTGAAAGCCTTTCCTGCAACTTGTCTGTCATACCGGCGAACTGGGCGTAATTCTTTTTATCGATGATGAAGATGCCGACACCATCCCGGGTCATAACAACATGATGTAACCCGCTCATTTTATTGCCGAGTGACTCAGGGATGACTGAGCTCAAATACTCAGTCACCAACTTAATGTCCTCAACAAACTTGGCGCTTTCCAACCTGCGCCCTGTTGGGGTGGCGACACCATTCACATTTTCGTATTCATCCACCCAGTACTTGTCATCAATCGAACGCACACTGAAATAACGCCGTGTCTCGGTACCGGCGTTGATAGCATCTTGAGCCTCACCTCTGTCAGTATATGCGTCTGGACCGGACTTGGCGGCACCCGCAAATGCCTCGGCATCATTACGCGCGGCCACCGCAATATCGCGCGCACCGACCGCTGTATTTTTCGCATCAACGGTTACGGATACCGCGTTATCGATCTTCTCAAAATTGCTGAAAAGAATACCGGTTTGCGCCTGAAAGTATGACCAATAATCTGATGGAATTTCCGCATTCATTGCATCCTGCAGAAGCAATGCATTCAGGGATTTTGGGATCGTCAGATCTGTCACGGTAACCATGCCGGAGAACCAGTTATTTCCGTCTTTGGAAACCGATACTGCATAGTTGCCATTATTCAGCGTAAAGGAATAGTTGCCGTCGTTGTCTGTTTTTGCTGAGACAGGAGTGCCTCCCAAAACAACCAGGCTAGTATTGATCGCAGTCAGGACTATATCAGCGTTATTGATTGAACCACCGGCAGGCCCAGTCAGCTTCCCTTCAACCAAAATACTCATAGCTGGGTGCTCCCATTATATTGTTCACGCTTTTTATTGCCCGCGGCCATTTCGGCCTGTGTTTTAACGCCAAGCTGATCGTTGAATGCCTGGTAATGCTGTTGGGCTAACTGAGCGTTGGCGCCGTTCTGTGAATCTTTGGAGAAGCAGCGATAGAGCATCCACTCAACGATCGGGTTGATATAGAGCTCATCCAGTGAAACTGCATCCCCACCATCAAGCTGCTGAATAGTGACAGCCTTAGGGATGCGCGACACCACAGCATCAAGCTGCACACCAGCCTCGGCACCGGGAAACACATAGAAGGTTCGTGGCGTCTGCTCGTCGTAGCAATAACCCTCAATGGCGCCGGTACTGAAATGCCAGTCAGGGAATTGCGTATCCAGAGCCTCGCGAGGTACTGGACGGATTACGCGGCCACCGGCCACGCGGGTGATGTCCAGCAACCGGTTAGCCCCTTCCGGCAATTGCTGCTTGGTACCTGCCACGCACGTCAGGAGCTCGGAACTTTCCCCCGCATCGGGCCGAACAATAATCACGGCGCGGATCGCGTCGTTGTAATAATCAAGGAGCTCCGCCTTGGGCCAGCGCATCCATGCGACATCAACGAGCTGCGTGTTTACGCGCCCGATAATCTCGGCAACTTTTTGCATCAGTAGAACTCGTGCTTACGAATAGGGTTATAGAAAGACGTGATCGGCGAATTATCGAGAGCATCCCGAAATGCACGGCGATAACCCTCGATAAACTGCGTGTTGAAATATCCGGCGCGTTGCGGATCCGACCATGGTTTACCTGGCATCATGAACAGGTCGTTCAATGCGCCGGCGGCAATAACGTCCAGATAGTCATCGGCCAGTGCGTCAGGAACTTCCGAAACACTCCGGCGTGGCTCGATAGAGAAAAGTACACTGACCTTTTCGAATGGACGCACAAACGCGATATGGTTCGCAGAAATGACGTTGAAGTCGATGCCCGCCACCAATACTGAACCTGGTGCATCAGCCCGGCGTAATTGCTCAGAAAGGTCTGCAACACATAGGCGCTTAACGCATTTCACCAGTGAGCTTTCGGTCAATGCATACGTCGTTCCCGGCATGGCGTTGACCAATGTCAGCTCTTCGCGGCAGAACATTGATTCACGGCAAAAGGCAATTGCCGCCTCAAGCACCGACTGCCGCATCATGATTTCCAGCGGCCCGTTAATATGGCGCCGGATCGCTGGCAGAAATACGTCAAGCGCGGCCATTACTCGCCGTCTCCGCTAACCTGCTTGCCGTTGATTGCATCGCGAACACGGATGCGGAAGTCACCGACTTTCTCTTGCGGATCCTGCTTCAGTTCCAGCTCTTCAGCCTCTACCAACGTTGCCAACTGCACGGCGGTCAACTTGGCGAGATCAACCTCATCGTTGCCAATTTTCACGACAAGGCAGTTTTCCGCTGCCAATGCGGCTAACCGGACTTGTTCCAGGCGATCAGCTTCAGCCTGATCTTCTGATGCGTTCGCCTTTGCTTTCAGCACGCTTTCAAGTAGATCCGCCTTTACGAAGACCGTCGGGAAATCAAGCAGACGGTGCGCAATGGCAGATTCAACATCTACCGGCGTAAGGCGTGGGAATACCAACCGACTGCCAGTAATTGTGTCGCGCTTTTTGTCTTTAGGGCCGATATAGGCCACTGCGATAGTTTGGGTGGTCATTGGAGTGCTCCAATAAAAAAGGCCCGCATTTAGCGAGCCTCTGGGGGTTACAGGGATTAACGGATCAGTAGCCGGTTGCTACGTACTTAACGTTGACCACCAGGCGGCCGGCGGCATCACCACCAGCAAGCGTTGCGGTAATCTTCTCTCCACTGGCAACTGTGCTGTAAGGCACAATCGGTACTACTTTCGCCACTGCAGCAGCATGACTGCCAGCGGCCACCAGCGTGGTAGTGCCGGACTTAATCGCCACAGTTACACCGGCACCCAAAGCTTCACTGACGATATCGAGTGAATAGATGCGCATGCCGATTGGCATTTCCAGCAGCTCTACAACATCACCTGATTTTGCTGCTGCCAAAATGATCTGCCCTTCTGCGATAGACAGGTTGCCTTGCGGGCCCTGATACACAGCGTCTCGCATAGATGGCGCGATAATCGTTGCCATAGTTTTCTTCTCCACAAAAAAGCAGGCCGAAGCCTGCTTGTTAAATTAACGGCCCAGCGTGATCGCCGAGTCCACTACCATGATGCCGTGGTCGTTTACGCGGCCATCTTTCTGTTGGAAACGGATTTTCTTCAGGCCGTTAATCCAGCTCACAGAGATTTCAGCGCCATTGCCATGGTCAACTTTTTCTTCGTGATAACCGAAGTGGCCACCGGCTTCACCGGTACCGTAGGCATTACCCAACGCCTGGCCGCCCAGCAACAGTGCGCGGTCAATGGTGGTACCGGCTGTTTTGTTGGAAACGCTGGCCACGTTGTCGTTGTTTGAAACAGCGACGGTCGAGCCTGTGTTAAAACGGATCGGCATACCGGAGTATTTGCGGATCAGGATGTTGCGCCACATCGCGCATTCACCTTTAAAGAGCGGATGATCGAAGCCCTTCGAGCGGTTCACCGCACGAACCATCATTGCCTGCCAGTCTTTGCCAGACGTTGAGGTGTACCAGTCGTTCCACTGACGCGGGGTGACGTAGAGAACAAAGTACGGATCTTCATCCTTCAATTCGTCTTTGGACATTTTGACCGGCTGCAACGGGTGGGCCATCTCATCCAGAAACAACGCGATGTTATCGACAGTGCCCAGACTGAACAGATCAGCGGCATCCAGTTGCTCGAACGACGTCGCATCACCGGCGTAGAAATGGCGGTCATACGTCGGTGGCATCACGTCGTTGATCATGATCTTGCCGAACTCGCCGTGACCCGCCAGCGGCAGAATGGTGTCATCGGCAATGAAATCGCCGCGAGCGCCCGCCAGGTGGACAGTCGCACACTGATCCTGCAGGTCATTGAAGTAGGTACCCAGCAGTACGCGCGCGGTTTTGTTCAGGTTGTGCTTGAAACGCTGCTGCGACATCTTGCCGCCGGCATCCACCAGGTGACGCCCTTGGTTAATCTTCAATGAAAAATCGGCGAACCCGAGGTTTTCACCACGGCCAGCCAGCTTTTCATCACCCATGGTCGGGCGCTTGCTCAGCTTATGGACGATCTGCATATCAACTTCATCACCCTTCTGTTTTTGCAGATCGGTAATGCGGACGACAGGCGCAGTAAAGCTGGTTTGCAGGGTACCTTTCTTGTCCGGGTTAACGGCCTTCGGCGCTTCCTGCTGTTCAGTCAGCACGTTCACGAATGAGCGGTTGCGGTTCGCTGCAGTAAACAGCGCGACCTGCTGGAGCTTATTCGCCTGGGCAGAGGTAATGGTGGTCATGGATAACTCCCAAAAGAAAAACCCGCACGAGGCGGGCTATAGATAAATGATATTGACCGTCAGGTCAGAGCGACTGCTCTAACAGCGCGTCGATTTGCGCCTCGCTCATGCCGGAGAACATTGCCGTCAACTGCTGATGATCAGCGCCAGCAGCTTGCTCCAATAGCGTAGGTTGATGCGTACTCGGCGAACCCAGATCAGACGGTGATGTCGGGATTGCGGCAGAAGCTTTAGCCGCGGCTAATTTGTCATCTGCCAACTTTTGGAGCTCTTCAGCGGTAGGCTGTGCAACTTGAACGGTGGCAGGAGTTAGAGGCGCCTCAACGCTCTCGCCATAAGCCGCCTTGGTGCGCTTAACCACTTCGTTGAATCGCTCAGTTAACGGCTTGTCTTTCCATGCAGGATCAGTTTGCAACTTCTCATCGAGGTGAACCGCCAGGCTAAAACGATCTGGATCCGCAGACTGCCACCCTTCAAGCTCAGGAGTTGCTTTCAACGCATCAGTGACCGGGTTGCCTGTTGATTCAATCGGAGCAGCTTGCGTGCTTGGATTAGCTTTTTGCAGATAATCAATTTTCTGCACCAAGGTTTCGAACACGCCGGACAAATCCGGGAATTCATCACGAATCTTAGCCAGTTGTTCGGGAGTGATTTGTGATTCTTCAGATAATTTCGCTGGGGTCAGTCCCGCTTGGTTAACCTGCTGCGTAAGCATCTGAAGCTGGCGCTTGGTTTGTTCCAGTTCAATGCTCGCGCGTTGCTGGCTTTCAGCACTCCGACGATTTTCGGCTCGCGCAGCTTCCAATACGGCATAGGGGATGACGTGTTTGCCATCCTGAGTAGCGATACCTTTCGGCCGCTCTTCAGTTGCAACCTCACCCGTAGTGCTGGTTCCGGTCTGTTCAACAGTTACACCCGGCGGCGGTGTGACTCCAGTATCGCCCGTTTTGGTCTGATCAACAGTCGAAGTAACCTGTGTAACAGGCTTTTCAGTAACGGCAGGAACCACAGCCACGTCTGAAATCTCCACCTCACCCAAACTATCCAGCAGTGCTTCAATTTCCTCTGCTGTCTCATTACCCGTTAAATTATCAATATCCACGTCCCTACTCCTGCATGTCTATTTGTCGGATAGATCCGAAATGGAAAGGCGTATCGCTGCCCGTGCGAATAAGCGCTCTGTTGCCAAAGTGCTTAGCGGCACAAACAAAAATGCCCGCACGAGGCGGGCAAATACTCAAAGAAAAACACAACAACACTGACCTTGACCGAGGGAAATGAAAAAGCCCCGCTTTTTAGGGCGAGGCTTGATATCTTTCCGGAATCTAGCGCATCAAAAGCGTTGGTGCAACAGTTTTATCGGTATGTTGCTGCTGATTTTTTTACTGTAATATTTTCCAACCCGCTAAATCCAAGAAATTTTTTAACATCGTACTCGGAAAATTTATTCTTTGGTCCAAGAATTATTTCTTTTAATGCTTCCTTTGTATTTATCTCATATTCAAAATGTGAAGTTAAATACCCATTGGATATCCTATGTTTTAACTCTCCAATGCTATTACTCACAGAGAATTCCCGAACACCTTTATCATCATTGATGATAGGGGAAAAAATCAACCGCTTTTCTTTTTCTTCGTGAAATGCAGGATTCTTTACCGACAGATAACGGCCTAAGCTAATTGCCGCAAACAAAAATGAACGTTCATTTTCATCTGTTTCTTCTTGGCACTTAGAAAAAACATCATTTAAGATATGGAATATATTCTCTCTAGTTAGATATTCAACATCAATCATCGCTAAGCTACTTGCTGGTACTCGGCTGGGGTATGCATATTCTCCTTTAGCACCGAGCTTCGTATCATCAAATCCTAGAACCACTCCTTCACCATTTTGTGCATACGCTCTCCATTGACTTAGCGAATCTCCAACTTTAGAAAAGCAAGTGATATATTTCGGTTCATTATTAATACTGAATTTATGCATAGCTTTGTCACAAAAATCAATGCCAAATCTCTCTTCATTTTCTTTCAAAAAATCATGATATGCACTTGAAAACCACTCTCCTTCAGCTGAGTCATTCATATTGTTAGATGATGATAGCCATATTTTCTTTTTTTCAATAATATGAAGAAATGTATGCGGACTGCAGTAATGATAAACTAATGCCATGTACCCCTCCTGTTTGCTCCGATTATCATACAGGAATCGAGTCAATTTGACCCTGAATGGTCTGCAACATTTGGTCATTCAGAGCGTTTATCTCAGCAGACACATTCTCCATCTGCTGAAGAATCTGCCCTGTCTGTGCCTGAGTATGGGCATCATTAAAGCGCTGACCGTTGGCTAATGCCTGGTCACGTTCCGCCTGAGCTGCAATCCGCTTGCTTTCCGCCTCCAGCTTAGCCACCTTCCCGGCAATCTCCCGCATCGCCAGCTCTTGCTGTGCCTGCTGCATTTGCTGTTCTTGCTGGGCGGCCTGCTGTTCTTCTGGCGTCATTTCATCCGGTGCCTTCGGTGTGCCAAGCGCGCTGCGGATCCGCTCAATGAACTCCTGTTTGTTCGGCACATCCAGCAGTTCTACCCACATATCCAGCACTGTCGCCTGCACTTCCGACGGCAGGCCGGTGATCACCTGAGACATACGCTCCGCCAGTTGTGATTTATAAGCCGGCGTCTGCTGAATAGGTGCCAGGGCAATATGCGCCCGCAAGCGGGAGACATCGTTATTCATCGAGCCTTGCTCTTCTTCAGCGTTCAGCATGATCTCTTTGCGACGGCGTTTATCGTCACGGTTGATGACCACCATGTAATTGCGCCGGCGGCTCAAGTCCTCTAACAGGTACGATAACAACAGTTGGCCGACCTGCTGACAGGCAAATTGGTAGTTGTCGTTGATTTCTGCCAGTGTCGTGGCACCTTGCTCCACCAGATTGCTAATAGCAATGCCGCTCGATGCGCTTGAATCCTGCCCGAGGAAAGTTGAGTACACGCCCATGCCATCTTGGATTAGCTTCATCGATTCCTGCATGACAGTAAACTGTTGCTGAGCCACCTGGAAATCCTGCTGTACCGTCAGCGCTTCCGCTATGGTCTTTTTGTTCTTGCGCTCCGGATTGAGGTTAACCACACCGTCAGGTCGCTCCAGTTCTTCCGCCAGTTGCTTATCGGTCATGTTGGTGGCGTCGGCGTCTTTAATCACGCGCTTGGCCTGTAGCAGCCAGGTGAGCTTAATACGACGGAAATTGACTTCATCCTGTGCCGGAATAGCTCGGCAGGCCAGCCCATAAGGTGCGCCCGTCTTGTCTTTACGATAGCCCCAAAACGGTACCAGCGGGAACATGCCCTGTGGTGCAGAGCATGGACGGTCAGTGATGAAATGCGGGCCGACAAACCACGCCTCGCGGATCCGGCTGACGCGAGCCATCGTGACCGATACGCGCCCAGTAGCCAGCGCCACGGCATGCATAACATTGTTCTTGTCGTACTGAATGACACGCCCATTCGACAGTTCCATAACCGGCATCTGTTGGTAGGTGCGGTAATAGATGACCTGCAGCATGACGCGCTTACGGTTCGTCGTGATCCACTCGGCCTGGTCGCGGCTATACGAGTTGTATTCCTCATAGCCGTTTATCAGATTGGACTCATCACCTTCCGCCAGATCGGTTTCGACAAAACCTTTCCATTCCCGTACTGAATAATCGATAACATCGGCATGCCCGGGGAACGAGCCTTTTACTTCATCGACATCCAGCCAACGCTTACGCATCAGCCACCGGCAGTCACTCAGATCAGCTTCTCTGCTGAACCAATCCCAGAATACTTCGTTACGGTGTACAGTACCGGCTTTATACTTGTTGCCGAACGGGTCGCTATTGCGGCGCACTTCAACCCAGCTTAAGCCTGCCTTAATCTGCTCAGCGTATGCATCGGAACGCGCTTTGTTTAGGTTGCTGAGCCTGCAGGCATCGGAGTATTCAGCGTTGACCGCTTCCGCCATCTGCTCCATCTCTTCGCTTGGGTCATCAGCAATGACCATCAGATCGGTACGTGTCTTTGCTTCCATCCCGAGCACGCCGTCGATAGTCGGCGCGATCAGGTTGTGCATGGTTAATGGCTGCCCACGCTCTTTTAGCTTGGAAACAACCTCCGGCGGTAGCTGATCGCCATCGTAATAGGCACAGGCCGTATTGGCTGTGGTTCTCCACTCAGGCTGTGAATCTATATCAGCAGAGATATTCAGTAGTTGTTGCAGCGTAAATCGGTCGCGGTTGTCCGGCTGAGATTGTGTGTCCTCAGCGTCAATCATGGCTGTATTCATCAGTGAGACATCCAGTGTGTGGGTTTAGATCTGTCGATAGGTGTGACCTTCGGACGGGCTGGCATGCGGGTGCGCATCTCTTGGGCAATGGCATAGCTCATCACCTGGTCATCGTAACAACCGGATTGCGCGCCCATTGCACCCTTGGGGTCATACACGTAGGTGTTCGCTTCATTGACGGTGCCGATCCAGCGGATGCCGCTGACACCGTTACGTAATAGGGTTTTCAATCCCTCAGTGATGACAGGCTTGCTTTGCTTGGTAGTCAGCCAGCCGAGCTTTGGTGTTTCGTCATCGTCTTCACGATCGAGGTACTGCTCTGCGTAGATAGCGCGCAGCGGGTAGATATCACGCAACTTTTGCAGCACCGCGTGACCGTGGTTGTTACGCTCAGGCCCGATGTAGGCGGTGTTGTACCATTTGCCGACGTGTGCCAGCAGTTGCGCGAATAACTCAGCATCGAGATAGCCGAACCAATGCGCCACTTGCTCGCCGCTGCTCTTCTTGATGACGTCAAACGATGATCGGTCGCCGCTTTCCAATCCTTCCGCGATATCAGCGCCAATGGCATAGTCTTCTTCCGGATCTGGAAGCTCCCAGACCAGCAGATGATTCAGCAGGGTGCGGACAAGCTCTTTTGTTTCACCGCCGCGCAGCCCCTGAGCTTTGGTCTTGGTGCCGGTCACCGGATCCATGTCGTACACCAGCAATGGCGGCGTACAGTGGCCTTGCGCTTTCATCGTGCTGATAGCATCGAATACGCGGCGGCCAGAAGTCAGGAACGCCTCGAGCGGCGTGCTGGGGAATTCCTGTTTCATTTCGTCGCGCTGCTCGATTTCTTTGTTGATATACCACTGGCGCTGCTCGGCGCTGAGCGTGATCTGCATCGACAGCTCAACGCCTGAAAAATATTCCCTGAGGTATTTGCTGAGGCGTAGGCCAGCAGCTGGAACCTGCGCCACATACTTCGGATCCTGCCACCAGGCGAAGAAATGAAACTTCCAATCCTGAGTGGTCAGCTCGATACCAGTCTGCCCCAGCTCCATTGAGCGGGTACTCATTTCGTGAAAGTCGCCGCCGACGCCCTCTGCCGTGCTTTCGATGAAGGCAATACAGCCGTCGTGAATGGCGTTGAGCGTACCGGTTCGCACTTCCTTGGCCTTAGCCGGATACTTGGCGCAGATCTTCCCATGCTCGGAAATGTGCAGGCGCTGAACGGTACCGGAACGGAATGAGGTTGCCACCTGAATGCTCGAACCATGGGCAAATAGAATGTAGCCGCCGTTTGCCCCGCTGCGCCGCTCAGTAATTTTGAAGTCCGCCCTCAACCACCCTGGCAGGTTGTCGAAAGGTATCGCTATCTTGGTACGGAATATCTCGCCAGCCGCTGACTTGTCCTGAGCGATAATCCCGCACTTCAAGTTCTTGTTGAACAACGCCTGATCCAGCAGGTAAATATCGATTGCTGTTGAGAAACCGAGCTGCCGCGCCTTCAGGATAATGTTGCGGTAATGCATCGACTCGAACAGTGTGCGCTGCGCTGGGCGCAATCGGAACGTGACCAGTTCGCCCTTCTCATTCTCGATCTTGTAGAGGTTGTTCAGCCGCCACCAAGGATTGGATAGCTTGGTCACGATGAACAAACGCTGCTGGGCCGCTGACATTCCACTCAGTTCGTCGTCAACGCTTGCCGAGTCGTAGTGTGGCGCCGTCATTTGGACATCAACCCGTTATCGGTCATGCCCTGAATATCAGAGACGATGCCAGACAGTGGCGTAGTGACGTCTTTGCTTTCTGCCGTGAGCTTCTGAGTCTCAGCTTTCAACTTGGCAGTGGCCGCAATAATACGCAGTGTGTCTTCGCTTAGCCGCGGAACATTAACTGCGTTCAGTTGCAGACTACTGAGCGTGCGCTCGATGGACTCAATTCGCCCGATATTTCTGTCGAGCCCCTGCTCAGCTTTGAGAAATTTGTCGTAAAGCTCAATGCGCGTTTCAACGCTCTCGGCCTTCTGCAAATCCTCCATGATCTGCTTCATTGTCTTGGTGACTGACAATGCCCGGGCGCGAGTGAATATCAGTTCGTCATGCAGATCAGAATCGGCGACCGCATCAAATAACTCATCAGCATCGAGGTACTTCGAATACGCTGAGTGCTTTCTGGCGGTCTGATTGCGCGGTGCAAAAGCATTAGATGGAATACCCGTATTGCCCGCGTTACCCTGAGCAAACCGGCCCTTGCCGTCTCTTCCGTGCGGTTTCGCGTCTTGATCCGGAGCTGTATCAGTCTTGTCGCTTGCGTCTGCTGATACATGTTCATCGTCATCTACTGAATCATCACCACCTGCGCAGTTTTGCGCATTCTCATTGCGCTGCGCACTGTGCGCAGTATTGCGCTGTTTGTTTTGCGCAGATTGCGCAGCACGAGGTTTGATGTAACGCCGGGCTGACTGGTAGTTCAACCCATGGTTCTCACACCACTGCTGAGCTGTTATCCCTGTAGCTGCATTGTCCCTGAGGAACTCAGTCTGCAGCGCTTTCCAGTCATGCTTTGCCATGTGATGTGTTTACTGTTCTCTTCCATTGACCATTAGACAGCCCACACTGGTGGATGAGCTGTGTGATGGCTTATGCAACAGGCTGTGTTGAGTTGGTGTAAGTCGCAACCGTCTTGCCAGCGGCATTCGTTACATAGGCGTCGTCACCGGGTAACAGTTGATACTTCTCGTCACCGCCGGTACCGATCACTGAAAGGGTCTTGCTCTCCCCATTCCAGATAACTTCACTGCCGCCGATTAACCGCTCTTGCTTGGTGGCGTACTTCAACTTAATGGTGAACATGTTGCTTCTCCTGCTTCTGATAGTAAAAAGCCCCGGTGATTACCGAGGCTCTGTTGGTTGTTGGTGTGGAAGGCTGCGGATCCCAGCGCGGTCATTGTTCGCCCTGTCCAGTAAGGTGAGCAACGGGTCGATCCAGAGAACCGCCTGGCGGTATGTCAGGCGGCCGGCGGCAGTGGAATTAGTAGCGGCTCCGTCAGGCTTGCCGGAATCACGCATTGCGATGGCACGTAGACCGTTCGTGTACGCGTACAGGCGCTGAGCAGTAGCGTCAGGGATATAGCGATCAGCGCATTCCTCAGTTTTAAGGTCGTTGCGGTTTTCAATTTGCCGTTCCTCGCTCTTGGCAGAGATGGTGACGTTGTACTTACCGGCTGCGGCTGATATCTCATTGGCGCGCTGGAACTGGAATGCCTGCTGGACATTCGTCGCGGTGGCCACACCCAGATCGCTTTTCGCCTGGTTCAACTCCCCATCCTTCGCAACGGATACGCCGTAGAAATGGAATGCCATCCAGCCAAGCGCAAGGATCCCCGCCTGCAATACACCGGCAATGGTGAGCAGTATTTTGTTGGTCATGTCAGGATCCGGGCTTAACGCCGTTTGCTATGAAAAATGTGTGGGTAACGACAATCACCGTGATTGTAGATTTCACGTAGCGTTACCGATTCGGGGGTTTTCATGTAGATATCGGCCAGAATCGGCCTGTTTTCAGTGAGCCAGGCAGAGCGCCTTCTCTTTGTCGCGACGAATTACCAGTCCCTTAAGCACCTTTCCCACGGCATAAATCCATCGGGGCAACTGCTCACAGGCATCTACGTTTTTTTCAGCCAGCAGATATCGGTACATCGTCGAGCGGGTGAACTGGCCACAGCCGACGTTAAAAATAAAACTCCCTATCCCATCGAATACACCCTGGGGGAGTTGCTTCCCCAGCTTACGTTCAACGTTCACCTCAATACAGTTCTGCGCATCGAGTTGGTCTTCGGCAAACCACTTAGCGATCTGCTGATCACTCGCTTTGCTGACGGCGGCTACACCTTTCCCGGTATGACCGATTCCCTGCGTAATGATTTGGGCAGGGCATAGATACGGATCCCGGCGGCAACTCTCCGCATTCCCCATGACTTCCATCGCCGCCTTGGAAAATCGGAGGGGATTACCATTCGCGGATTTGAAATCCCCCGCCTGGTTCAATACCAGCCCGATAATCACGGACACAGAGCAAACGACAGCGCTAACCTTCTTTTTAATCGTCATTTGGCACGCCCCGGGTTAATGATTGTGGCGCCGGCGCGTGAGGCGCGTTCAATAGCTCGTGTCTGGCGATTCTGGAAGTACAGGTTTGCGGCAAACGTCGCGATACCGATGATGATACCGATGACGATCGCCCAATCGTTCAGAGTGAGATCGTTAAGTAATTTCCCCACCTTCCCCACCAGCACAAGAAACCCTGAAGAGAGGTAGGCCGCGAGGCTTGCTTTCTCCTGCATTTTCATACTCCACCTCCCCTGCTTGGGGGAATAAAAAAAGCCTGCTGGGCGAACCATGCAGGCTTAGGACTGACCAATAAAAAAGCCGAAGTAGCTTTAAGCATACTCCGGCATCTTTCGGAAATTTAGCGCGTTATAGAACTATAAGCAACTCCTAACATCGATGAATTGGTAATATCAAACAGGCTTATAGGTCGAGAAAGCTTGAGCGTTATGCCACTGTTCAATTTCATCATCTGAGAGCGATGTTAGTTTAAGTTGCTTCCATGAATCACATATCGCAATCCATTGCGCCATTCTTTCTGGCACCTTATCTTTCATTTCTTTAGCTTGCTCAACAACACCAGCAGGTTTCTCAGATGGGTCATTGATTACGCTGTCAAATAGCTTAACCGTCTCATCCCATCCTTCTTTAGTTCCGCGTTTTGCCAAGAAAAAATAATCGAACAGCGCACGAAATGAGACAATTACTCCAATATCTTTAAAATCACCACTAGTGGAACCCTTTAAAAGTTCAAGGATTTTTGACGAATACTCTTTAGACTTAAAGATGTTGTCAATATCGGCGCTGAAACTGGGGTGAGATGCGCATACCAAAAAAGTAATTTCGTCCTGGGTTTCCAAAGGGAATCCCTCGATCCAATTTATTAACGCTAGTGCAGGATTGCTCATTATTTCCCCTTTTGATTGATTTTCTTAATCCTAAAAAATCTCAGTACACTAATGGTACCATAACACTCAGTCGTATAATTCGCTTATAATCCTGTTTTTTATGCACTTACCTGCTTGCTCCTCTTTACAATACAGCCAGTTGATACAAGCTCCAACCAATGAGATATATTCAGTAACCCACTTCCCGGGAGCTACCTCGGCCCCTATGATACGCATAGAGTTACGCAAGTGTTCCATATTGGCGGGTATCTTACCTTTACCACCACACTCTTCGCACTCTACCGGGTGCGGTCTAACAGTACGGCCAGTGCCTGAGCATCGTGGGCAAATATTGGTTGTGGCTGCGTGGCGTTCAGACCAGGCGCGCAATGCTGCACGTTCCCGCTCAATCCGTGTATTCAAATCGGTAATTTCTAATCCAGCCTCAACGTAAACAGTATCGCTGATTTGCACCTGGCATCGGCGCTTGTCTAAAGCCTTAATCTCTGACTGCAGCGCCTCAATGTTCTTTCGGGTTTGAGCAGTACGTGGGCCATACCTGCGTAATAATGACGCGAGGTGTGATATCTGTGCCGGCAGGTTACGCTCAAGCACAATACTCAGGGCTAACTGACATGCAGCAGCCGCGCGTTCGGGATGCGGGCGTTGATGTACCCATTCATTGATCGCTGCACGTAGCCGCTGCTCCGCCTTGAAGTCGCTGCGGTACTTAGTCATCAGCAGGTCGAGGCCAACTGAGTGCTGGTGCTGCGCGGCTGCGAATGCTCCGAGAATTTGCTCCCTGGTCAGGGAAGCTCGCCCGCGGCCTACATTCATTGACTCCGCGCTTACACAGCGCGGATCGTGCATTTTTATAAGTTGTTCTATTACGTTGGTCATTGGTCAGTCCTTATTAATGTTTCTCATTCTAATATCATTGCTAGCTCTACTATATCTATATAATCATGGAAACTCACCCCATTATTATTCCTCATTATGACAGCTTGCATCAATCCTATATCAATCATCCTTGTATCTTGACCACCTTCCATTAAGCGTTGAGATAAAGAAAAGCATTGCTCATCAATTACCCTCTGTGGGTCGATTGTATTCACACAACAGTGGAGACTGAAAAACAACTCATGAACACCTAACGAAAAATTTACGATTTTAAATGGGTTTCTGGTGTATGAACTTGAGTTTTTAATGTTTAATTTATCACCTAAAACAGAGCAATCAAAAGAAAAATTCAGTTTAACATCTGGATTTACAATGTCACGATACAATTCAGAAATGTATTTACCTTTGAAGTCAGCCCCCATAATTGATGTTGTGTTAGCAACATTTGCATATGTGATTCCATTAACACTATTTAATGCCAGTAAATATGAAAGAAATATAAAATCAATACGATCACCCGAGGATAATATTGATGCTTCCAATCGCTCAATCCATTGTTTTGTCGTTCTTAAATCCATATAAAAACATTGTGACATTGCTGAAAGCCATTCAACCCTATCAGAAATTTGATCCAAATTATTAACTGGTATCATCCAACTACAATCTGACCTGCTAAAATAATCGGTTAAAATATTACTATTTGAAATCATGTTACTTATGTAGTCAAAGAGCGAGGTTTTTCTCAAAGTAACTGATCTATCAAAAAAACGATCCAAATATTTTGTTGAGTTAAATCCACTTCCATATACAGCTTTTATTGAGTGTTGCAGCTGATCTTTATCAGTAGCAATAACAAAAACCACGTTCTCCATATCAAATATATGCTTTATTGTTTCAAGCATTTCTATTGCATAAGTTGGCCTGCACCTGTCTAATTCATCTATGAAAACAAACAGAGGTAACTCTTTATCTGATTTATTGACAATTAAATCCAAATATTTTGATGTAGCTTCTTTGAAGTCATCAATGGAACTATTAGTTTCATCATGAAACTTAATTAATTTCTCAACTGCTTTGGCGCCCACACCAGCAATGGAGGATGCATCATTATTATTAATTGCTTTTGATACCTCATCAATATCTAAGCTCAAATATTTTTTCACAATTCCTTTTGTAATTTCGGGGGCTATACTTTTTAATAATAGCCAGCTTTTTTTCGTTATTGCGCTATCTTTAAATCTCACATCTATTAATGGCTCTAGATCTTTAGAAATTGCAGATACAACAGACAAAAAAGGATCTTTTGAATGGTCACTTTTCCATGCATCAACAAATACCACAGGATAATTCTTTTTAATCTCTTCAGACCAACGTCTCAAAAACCATGTTTTCCCAGCGCCCCATGAAGCATTTACATTCAAAACATAATTTTTTTCACTGCCTTTAGCAACCAAGAAATCCGTTAAGAATCTAGCATATTTGGCCCGATCCAGATTATCCGCTGGAAATCCATTACTCTCGTTCTGCCATTCAAAAGACATTTCCACTATATTTTTCATTATACCCCCTGTTAATCAAAATTATCATAAATTAAATAACAATCTAAACTACATAATTTTCATTATATCTAAGGCTTACTTTTTGCTAAAACTTTTCCCGCCAACTCAGCAATAGCATTAACTCCATCCAGAGCCCCAGGAATGTTATCGCTATCCATTTGTATTGTACTGAAGATTAATGAATCAAATTTATCCAACGCTGCATCATTCAGCTCACCTTTTTCATTTTTCATTTTCTTTCTATAATTCATATATTCTTCTATGAATTGGCATAACGCCCCTCTTAAATTTATTTGTACAAGTTGCGTTCTCAACGACTTAACTTCTGAATAAATTACCCTTGCATAATATAGTATAAGAAGTTCTATTGCAGCGAACGGAGCTGCCCACGACACCCATTCAACTAAAGTTTTTCCATTCACCAGCCCAGGGAATAATATATGCATCCCTATACTTAACAACGGTAACATTATTGCAATAATCATGGCGAGATGATAACTGCCTTTTGCCGAGTCTAGCTCTTCATCTTTACCTTTCTTTAATTCTTTGAACCCAGCATAAAGACCTACAAAGTTAAATTCAGAATGGTAACTACTTAATCTTTCTCTAACCTCATCTATCCCTTTAACATTAGAGTCTATCTCTTCAAAAATATTGCGTAACTCTTTCTCTTTATCGTTTAATAACTCTGAAATCTCTTCTTTTTTTGTATCGAAATCTTTCTTTATACTTTCACTTTCTGAAGTTAGAGTTCCAATTAGTATTCCCACATCTTTATTTAACTCATTCTTTATAGTATTAGACTGCTCAGTTATATTGGAACCAAGTTGCAATGCCATTTTAAAAGCATCGGAATGTAGTAAGAACTGTGCTAATGAAATCTGCAAAGTATCTCTTATCCATTCGAATTGATACTCCCTTCTCTCGTAATTACTTGCTAAGATCGTCAAAACATCACGTCTATTATAAAAAAGACCAGGTGAGCCCTCCCAAAAATTAGCTTCTATTATTACCCTTAATAAGTTTGACAAGAATAAGACAGGATCATCCTTTACTTGATCTGCGGAAAATAAAACTCTATCGCCTAGTTTCTTTCTGTTAAAAATTGTGTTTTTGTCAAGGAGAACTGCGTCATTTCTAAACTTAGAGAAAAAATCCAACCAGGCGCAATAAAGAGCCACTTGAAAAACCTCATCATAACTTAGGCTGGAAATAAATTCCCTATCGTTTAGTTCATTATCTCCTTGTATATTAAATACAGACTCTTTATATTTTATTTGAATAAACGAGTCACACTCATCAATATTTTTCTTAACAAAATCGTCTGTGTACGAAGTCACTACATCTCCTAATAATTCACGTATTAACTATTAATAATTAAATAATGACAGTGAATGCCAATATTTATATGTCAAATAAAGAGCATTAATTAGCAGCTCTTCTTTTTCGCCGTTTTCCCAATCATACGATTTTCTCGCATCAATCACATCATGACAACAGGAACATCCAAACACCGCCCAAAAATCATCGCTCTTATACCCCATGCCTTGGGTGCTGCTGGGAAGATGGCATAGAACCGTTGTTTCTGGGTTCCCATTACAGATTCCTGGGATCTGCAATGTGCAGCAGCGGCCCCGCGCCGAATCGCGCAGAGCCTTGCTTCGGTACGCTCGCATTAATCCCGATCACTCTTGTTGTTATCTTTGCCCACTTGCAGTCTTCCGCCTTTAAACTGGATATTTGAGCCACTAATACCCTGGAGTATTACTTCATATGGGTGATTTGTTTTCTGTTCTCTTTGTGCGCGATTTACTGTTAACACTCTCATTACTGCTACATCATTTTCATTCAATTCTGGTTTGTTTGAAAAGGCATCTACATAATGAGATAGAACATTCTCTTTTGACATATCCTCCCTCAATGCAATTATCGTAAGAATTCTTGCATTTGAAAATTTTATTACATATATAACAAAGGACGCAAATCCAATATATAGACCTGAAATGGTCAGCGCCAGTTCCCTTGGGAATCCGTTATTTATCACTGAAGTGGATAAAGCAATCGAAAGAGTATATAATAACGCAATAAACAACAACCCAATATTTATTATTATAAATAAATTCAAAACAACACCTTTATACCTCAATGAGTAATCATACTCGCGCCGTAATAACGAATCGAAATCATCTTTAGAATTAAGCATCAAAGAGATCAAGTTTTTGTCTTTTTCAAGTGCAATCTTATCCTTTTCGGCAACATTGAGAGCCACCTTCTCACTTATCATTCCATCGATAACATTGGTTATTTTGTTGTTTATTTCATCATTATTTTCAAGATTATTTTCCAAGAGAGAATCAACTATAGACTGAATATCACCTTCGATTCTTTCTTTATAATTAACATCAAGACCTGGCAATTCAAGCTCTGACACTCTTGCCCTAAGCTTTTGGACACTTTCAGATAACCCTACGATGCCATCGTCCTTCGCCCCTTCAACAATGGTTACCAATTCATCGAGCTTTCTTTGAAGTGATTTTACGTCAACCTCAGAGGTAACTTCATTACTCGAAACAAATAATTCAACCTTTGATAGTCCCTTACGAAAATAAAATGCAGCCAGCGTGACTACCACTCCAACAATGATAGCGATTAACTGAAGATCAATAGTGATTTTTCCTGAGGAAAGAACATCAAGCATTTTTAACAGCTCTATTTAAGTTAGTGTGGTTGAAATTATAATGAAAATACTCAGCTAAGCATACTCAATCAGCCGATTAACGGCCTGTTCCATCTCAAACTCATCGGCAAAGTGTTGCTGCAGTGTCTCATTCCAGATGACGCCGGCGACGCCGCTATAAACCTTGTCGAACTTCTCCTGGCTCATGTTGACGAAAGCGATGCTCCAACGCTGCTTCAACGTTCCGCCGTCCGGGTTAGCGGCTAGATCATAGAAACCGGCTTTAACCATGACGTGATTGAGATAAGCCTCCGTCGTTTTCACAGCTTCGGCGTCAAAGCGGCGCTGCCGTTGTGCCGCAACACGCTGCAGCACACTGTCGGCGATCAGCTTTGTGATGTTGTCATAAAGCAGCGGATCGCCAGCCTGTATCGCCAGTGTCTTCGCCACCTCATGCGCAATCCACTTCTCCGGATCGCTAACGAACGTCCAATCTGGCTCCCAATACGAAAAACCCAACTCCAGCAGCTTCCAGAATTTGCGGTGATGCTTCAGGTTCCTGCGGTCGCCGATCGGACGCATGGCGATAGGAGTGCCCGTAGGCACCCCTTTCATCGTGTCCCTGTCGTGATCTGTCGCATATTTGATACCACCACCTGGTAGCAATACACCTAATGCTTCCGTCTTGTGCTTACGCGAAGATTTAGTCCGGGTAGTAGCCGTCACACGACACTCCTCACCGACAATCGCTCAGCTTCCCTGCGAATTTGTGCCATGAAAGCATCACCTTGGGCAGTTAGCCGGTCACGGCTGACATAACTTGAAACCGGGCCGCGCCATGTTTTATCGAACAGAGCGATAGCCGCGCCGAAACCGGCACTGGTGGCCTCTTGTTTTTCATCCGCCGGCCGGTACCAAAGCGGCACGTCAAAACCAATACGGCCACGAATAAACGCAACGTGATCCGCATCCTCCGGCCACCATACTTCCGCTGTCGCCGATTTGATGAGAAACACATAACGCCCGCCGAACTCCCGCATATCCTTCGTATGGCGCATGATGTGCCGCATGCCAGTGATATATTCACCCTCATGCTGCTTCGCTGTGCTGTATGGCGGATTGGCAAACGCGGCGCCGTTCAGATCTTTCAGACGCGCTGACCAGTCCTGAACCAACGCGTTATCTTCGGCTGTATAGAACGCCGCGCACTTGCTGTTTTCGCCGTCACTGAAAAGATCCAACACAAATGGCCCGAACATGCCATTGATCCCCCAGAACAACGGATCCGGCGTGCGCCACTGGTCACCAATTTCCTTAAGCTCGTGTGTCGGGGCCAGTTTTTGCGCCGCCAGCGCCTGAACATAAGGCGTGTTTGAAAAGTCGATCACAGGCGCGCCTCCTGATGAGAAGGCACAAGACGATAGAACCAGGTGGTTTTTCCTGATTCTTCGTTGCGGACTTTGCTTACCTGCTTCACCAGGCCATGCAGGATCGGAGAGATTTCACGTAGACGCGCGCTGATCGCCGTCTGGGTATCGCCCTCATCAGGGAACATTTGCGCCAGCAGGTTTTCCAGATCGCGCAGTGAATGCCAATCAGCACCGCTGGCTGCCGTGATAACCCGGTTCATTTGAGTATTTGCTTCATCGAACCGGCCCGCCTTACGCAGCTTGCGGATCCCCTCGTTGATGCAACTACGCTCCTTTTCGGAGGTTTGAGGTTTCTGCATCATTGCTCGGCCCCTGTACTCAGCACTGTCCGTGTGCCATCGACACCGGGCTCCGACAGCACGCCACCAGCCTCCATCTGCTCTATCAGCCGCGCAGCGCGGTTATAGCCAATGCGGAATTGACGCTGCAGGCCTGAAATCGAAGCGCTGCCCTTGGCCAGAACAAACTGGACAGCTTCAGGATAACGTTCATCATTCAGCGAATCGTCATCCTCATTAGCCGTTGAACCGCTGCTATTGGCAGAATGGCTCGCTTCCCCGCCGAGCGCTGCAACCAGGTTGGCAATCAACGCCGCCAGCTCGCCGGTCAGCAGAATAAAGTCCGCGTCAAAGCGTTGGGCGTAATCCTCCCGATCAATATCGTCGTTCTGCTCCAGCAGCACATCGCTAAATTTCAGTTTCTTCAGCGTGCCGTCATCGCTCAGCACGAAATCAATTCGATCCTGCCAACTCAGCGCCAACTTCGTGACCAACTTACCCGCCTGCAGGTTTGACGCGATTTCATCACCGACCAGATCCTGCTTCTTGCAACGGATGATCCCGCCCTCTTCCAAAACCGCTTTCAACTCGGCCTCATCTTGCAGAGTAAAGCCCGCTGGCGGCTGGCCAGAGCGTACCCATTCGGTCACGGTCAGCTCGATCGGGCTTTCCATGGCCAACGGCACCACTGGGAGGGAACCCAAGCTTTTGCGCAGTAACGCCAGCGCATCTTCGGCGCGTTTGGCACTGGCGGCGTCAACGACGATTAACCCGGCCCCTTCGTTAATCCAGATCTGTGTTTTATGGTGTTTGCTGAAAGCACGCGGCAGCAGGCTATGCAGCACTTCGTCTTTGAGAGCGTCTTTCTCTGATTTTTTCAGTTTCCGATGCTGTTCGGCTTCAAGTTTGGCGACTTTCTCGTTCAGCTCGGTTTGAATAACTTCACGCGGGAGCAGTTTCTCTTCGCGCTGTACCACCAGCAGATGCTGGCCGTTGGCGGTGTGCACGAGCGCATCGCCAATTGGTGCCACCCATCCGGTTTTTGCCATGTCCTGGCTACCGCATGGCGTGAACGCAAATGCAGCCAGTTGCTCTTCCATCCCGCTCAGATCCACACCTCGGGACAAGCGGTAAATCAGTGCGTTTTTGATACAAATGGTCATTGGTCAGTCCTTACTTGTTTTTGCTAGGGCCACCTTCAGCCGAATTGCCTGAAGAAGCGCCGCGCCTTTTTTCTCTGTTTCGGGGGTGGTCAATCCCCGTTCTTTTCCAACACCTATCGGCGTTTCCGTGTAACCCAGCCTGATTGCTGGTTCCGGGATTTGCTCCCCATCCTGTAGTTTCTTTTCCCACTGACGGAGCAGCCGCTCTGCCACTTTTCGCAGCTCAGCAACGCCATGGTTGTACTGCTGCATAGCCTTGCGCATATCGGTGACAATCCAGTACAAGATCGGCGCTTTCCATCTGAACTCTTCAGGGCTGTCGAAATAGCCCCGTCTTGCGCTGTAACGGTCAAACTCCTCCATCACGCTATCCACTGTCGGCAGTCTGGCGTCGATCAGCTCTTTCGCCATGGACAGCCAGTCCGGTGGCGCAGGGAACGGATAAAACTTGCGTCCCGGTGCCGCCCTGATGGCGTAGTTCAGCTGTTCCGGGTTAATTGCGTCCTGCAACAGAACCCGCGTCAGTTCCGTTCCAAATGCCTCCATCAGTACCGTCGTATTCATTCGACTGACCCACGTTGGCCAGTGGATCGGATACATGGGCAAAATCACCGTCAAGACAATCCCCTGAATCGTCTTCTGTTCCGCCGCCGTAGCCGTATTTTTCCTGTACGGCTCGTATTGCGGCGACGCCCTGCTGGAAGCGATCCGTTGCATTGCCGCCGCCGTTACCGGCTTCGGCCCGTTGCGGTCGCGCATAGCGTTGCCCTCGCAATTGCTCGTGTTTTAGTGAGCTGATAAATTTTTGCTGCCACTGGGAGTGGTAATACACCCGGCCTGTCGGCTTCCAGAAGATCCGGAACTCGTTCAGTAGCTCAGGAGTGAATTCCGCCGCGGTCAAACCGGACAGGTGCGCGATTTGCGCAAAGTCGTCACCAGGTACCCAGTCGAACGACATCGGGAACATGCCGAATTGCGGTGCAGGTTGTGGCGCCGGTGGGCGGTTATTCAAAATGGCATTCAGGTGTGGGTTTAGCGGTGTTTCATCACCGGCTGAATTTTGAGCATCGCCTAAGAGAGAGAGATCAGTATTTACTACAGATCCGTCTTTACTAATGCCCTGAATTTCAGGATACGGATTTTCAGGATACGGTGGTTCGTCCATTTCCTGATTTTCAGGATTCGGAGCCAAGCCTTGCGGCGCTTGGGGTTCATCCACTTCCTGAATTTCAGGATGCGGTTGCGGCGTGTCGAAGACGAAATAATCGAAACCATCGGTCACACCCTTGGCATCGCGCAGTTGGAAACGATGAATAAAACCGACCTGGATCAGTTCGTTCAGCAGCTTGTAAACGGCATCACGGCCGCAGCCGCGAACGCCCTTCTTCTCCTGCCACAGGTGTGACGGATTGACTGACCAGCCATCAGGCTTGGACAGCAGATAATGCAGCATTCCTTCAGCCGCCCAGCTCAGCGTTTTATTGCCGATAGCCGCATTGTCGATCATGGTGAATCCACGCTGGCGGTTGGTTCTGACAATTGCCATTACTCAGACCTCGAAGCAGAGGCCCCATGTTTGTCACTTTCCCGTGAGTAGTACGCCTGCGTTACCCCTGACAGTATCCCTGTGATAGCCAAACGCCGGGCTTCATGCCCAGCGATACCCAGCTTCTTACCAATGAGGCTGGATATCAGTTCTACGGATTGGGTGGTTGATTGCTGGCTCATAGTGGCAGCTCCTTTGTTGATGGAAGTGGTGGCAGCCATTCAGGAACAGACAGGCCGGCGGCCTTCAGTTCGTTGTGGACGTGAACCAACATCTCAGGGGCTTCAGCGAACATAGCCAGAAAGCCCCGGATCGCGGCGACGTTGGTTTCAACTGCGGGGTTGGACGCCATGGCATCGGCAGCACTTTTGATCGTCACTGCCTCGCTCTCAGTCCATCGCGTTTTGATCTGGTCTTCGCGTACAGCAGCGAATGGTAGGCCGTTTTTGCCTACCTTCTTGCGTGACAGCAGCTCACGGCGAACGCCGGAGGCTATCGCGGCCCCTGCCGTTCCATTGCCTGGCTGGTAAATTGTGGTCATTGGTCAGTCCTTATGCGTTGCTAACAGGCTGGTTTGGTCAGAACCAGGCTTAAATTCTCAGGGTTGCGGCCGTAGTCCGCTGGGTTGTAGGTGTATGGGATTTCGGGGGAAATATGGCAAAGCAAAGCGATTTTTTCTGGCGTGGTTTTCCGCCAGGTAAAAACAGTTGGTCGTTCAACACTGAACGCCTTCGCGATGCCATTGTCATTCCCGTACTTTTCTTTCAGGATCTGATACAGCGTCTTGCCTGTCGTAGTCATAGGCACCTCCAATCTCGAAATGTAAGTTATTCTACATTTTATAGCAAGAAAATTGACGTCATGAAACCTACGTTAGTTTTCCGTATCGTATACGTATGAAAACACTCGGTGAACGTTTTAGATGGCGCCGTGAGCAGCTTGGTCTGACTCAAGAGGAGGCCGTAAAAGAGATAAATCGCTTGCTGCAAGGCGAGCGGAAACTCACGCGCGTAACGATCAGCAACATCGAAAATGGCAGCCAAGAAAGCATGAAGGACAAAGTGCTATTGGCAGTAATTCAAGTGCTCAAGTGCTCTGCGGAGTGGTTGGTAAACAATGTTGGTTCTATCGAGGAAAAGGCCATTAGCTCTTCCCCCCTCAGTGACAAGGTAGACCTTCGACTTGTCCCCTATGTAACTTGGCAAACTATTGTTAACTCGAAAAGCGCTACCGTTTCTTCCTCAGGAAGTGATAAACATATTCCTTGCCCAGTCCCTTGCAGCAACAATACTTTTTCGATAGAGATTAATGATGATTCCATGCTTCCGCGATTTGAGATGGGCGACACAGTCTTTGTTGATGAAGCACTTCGCACTCCAATGAACGGGCAGTATATTATATCAGCATTTAATACATCTAATAATGTTGGACTTAAGCAATTTCAATTAATAGACAACATTGGGTATCTAAAGGCAACAAACCCTGACTACCCTCAAGAAATGAGGTTTGTTAAATTTGATAGTAACTGTCGTATAATTGGAACTGTAATCTGTCATATAAAACCAATATAGGATTTGTGATGGTAAGAAATTTCCTTGGGGTCGCCTTATTTTCTCTTGCGCTCCCATCACTCGGTGCAAATCAGCTATGCAATGTTGTAAGCGGTGCAGTACTGATCGCGCAGGACCCTCAAAACACCAAACTGGGTAATGTGACAAATAGCTACGATTCCGACTCTATTTTTAATGAATATGGCACATATGGAAGTCAATATAGCTCAAGCTCCATTTGGAATGAATACGGCACCTTTGGAAGTGAATACAGCCAATATTCACCTTTCAATGCTTATTCCAGTAACCCTCCCATGATTATTAAGCAAGGTCAAATAATAGGTTATTTATCTGCTAATAAAAGAATTAATAACAGTGTGACTCCTAACTTGCTCAAGGCGCTTTGTGAAGATGAACTCTAAGATAAATAATATAAAAAACACTAATAAAATTAAATATATTTACATTACCTACTATGTAATACTCTGTATTATTGCCTCGGAAGAAAATAAGGGGATTTTTCATGATCTTGTAACTGGCGGCTTCATGTTTGCATGGTCAATATTTGTAGGTGCTGTAATTACTCTCGTACTCTTCCCATTTTTGTCCACTTTCATAAAACTCAGTCCCTCCACAAAGAGCTTTGTTATTGACAAATCTCACTATTTTGTAACAGCAATTGGTTTTAGTAGCGTGGCCTATCTCTTGTTCTCCCACAACTAATCATCCCACCTTCAGATCTCACACGCCCTGAAAAGTAGAAAAACTTACAAAAATCACTTGACCGCTCATTGTAGAAAAACTTACATTAAAGCCATCCCAACCGGGATTGCTCTTTAACAAACAGGTAGCGACAGCAACACAGGGTACCCAGCACCCGTCGCGGCGCAACTCAGTCGGATGATGTCCACTGATCGCTAAGCCTGTAGTGTTTTTACCCTGCCGCTGCCATTTCGGGGCGGCAGGACTAAGACCACTAAACGAGGAACTGCTATGAATGAATCAGAGAAGACTGCTCGCCAAAAACCTACGGAAGAAGATAAACGGCAGTTAAGACAACTGTTGGAAAATAACCCTAACTTCGTTTTCCAACAGTTGAATAAGCGGATGAATCAAGATGGTTTGATGCTTTGCATAGTCGAACTTCCTAACGATAACGCTGTAAACGAAACCAACGGTGCATCAGGCTCGATCTAAGTTCCAGTACCAACGAACAGCTTCCGTGACAAACACATGAGGATCGCTATTGAGAGATGACGCTATAGCTTTTACCTCCCCGTGAACTTGCACAACCGTAAGTGTTTTTTCTGCCACATACTCCGCATCAGGCAACTGATAGATAACTCCTGTGTCCGCCCTAATCTGGCGCGAGTAGCCGGACAACCTCATTTTTTCATGGAGTTTATTGTACGTATCCCAATCAGAATTCTTCAGTTCAACACGAACAGTAAAAGATGCCATCTGTTTTGCCTTCTTGGTTGTGTGGAAACACCAAGATACCACCTCGCCTGATGTGGAAAAAAGCAGGTAACCTAATCATTCAAAAAGCATTAATAACCAAAATGCTCACGACACAAAGTACCACCCGAGGACTGACCAATGACCATGATTACAGCAAAAGCAAAATCAGCAACACTCCGCCGCGCTCGTGAACTTCAAGAGCGTATCCAACGCAGCAGCGACCGTATCGAAAAAACAACGTTGGTGATCACCCGCTGTAAAACGATGCCGGATATGCCAGCACCACCGAAGCCACGCAAACGCCGCACGGTTGAGAGCGAACTTCTTGCACCAGGGCAAATCAGCGCCGCCGGCCGCCAGAAAATGCGCGGTTGCAGCCGCGTACCCCATGGGGTCTTTTGATTACACTAATAGAAAAGCCACAGCTCAATGCTGTGGCTTTTTTTATGATAAAAAGTATTAAGTTACTTTTTTTCTTCGTCAACTTCGGTCTTTTGCGGAGACACTTTTTTAAACATATTGGAAATCATCTCATCATGCGCTAATTTTAATAGTTTTGTCTCTCTCTTGTAATGCTTTTTATCTAAAGTTTCCAAAGGAGAGCGAAGGATTTCTTTTAGTAGTGATTTTATAAATCCTGTCGTATTGGCCTCGCCAGTTTTCTGTATCTCGGACTTGAAGCCAATTAATGATAAAGATAAAACTTTCTTATATGCGTAATCTTCAGTTATATTTTTTTGTTTAATATACTGATTAGTACAGAACCAAACACCTAATAAGAATAATGGCGCAATACAAAACCTTGCAATTATATAAGGCAGTTCAGCTCCACCATCAACAACCCCATGACGAATATCGCTTAAGGTATCATAGCAAATCCATATTGCCCCAATTAAGAATGCAAGTGCAAAAGATGGCCAAATAAACATGCGGTTTTTAGAAATGTCATACTGCTCTTTGAAGAAAGTCCCAACCGATACAGTAGTTGTCGTTTCTAAAGCAGCTGCTGCCTGTGCAATTATAGAGTCAATTTCACTTGTTTTACTATCAAGATCGTTTTTAGCATTTGTCGCCCTAGACTCTATGTCACTAACACTACTCTCTAAACTTGATAGGTTGTCACCTATAGTTTTTAAAGTTTCGTTATTTTCACTATATGTTTTTTTTACACTAGAAAGAAGTTCATATGCTGCAGTTAACTCACTTTTCCTTTCAGAAATCAAATCAGACTCTAAATCCAATAATGAGATTGTTTTTTGATATTTGCTATTAGATTCTTCAAGGTTATCTAAGTTTTTTGATATTTTTTCAAACTTAGCCGAAGAAGCACCAATTATTTTAGAGGCTGAATCTATTTTCTCATCTAATTTTGCTAGTTTTACCGTCATTGTATGATGGAGAATTGATGCATCTTTTAGTGTATTTTTAACTCGCTCGACCATTGCACTACTATCATTTAGCCCACTGCCTGTTGTAACAAAAAACCTAACAATAGGCTTTATTTGCTCTAATAACTCATCCATTTTAGTTAAGTTATTTCTTACAGCGGCTATGTACAAAGGACTTTTTGCATTTAAATCGTTAATATCTGAGCAAATTTTACTCACAAACGATAAAGTGTGTTTGACATCTTCAATCTCAGAATTCTTGAGAACTCTTTTATTACTAGATTCGAGAGAGGATAAAGCTCCACGAATAATAAAAACATTCCCCTCTAACAATTGCTTTACATTTTCTCTAGCCTCGAAGTGCAAGTCATTCTTACTACCTACATTTGAAGACTCTATATCAGAAATAAGTCTGCGCAATTTATTAAGATTATTTAATATATTTAACTCGTCCATTATTTCATCACTTTAAAATATTAATTTCTTTATTATACATCCATTATTTGTTTTTTCACCTAGAAAACAAATCCTTAATGCAAATAGTATCACTTAAATTTATATCAATTAACATTATAAGTTAGGTAAATAAATGCATGACTATAACTATCAGCGGATGGTTGAGGAGACGCTAGAGCAGTATGACCGCACGCTAGCGGCGGATCCTGATGAAAAAACGCTGCTCGATGCGCGTATTGAAGGGATGCGGAAAAGCCTGCGGGTATCAGTGTTTCAAAAGCTGATTGCGGAACGCTGCCACATCGCGGGGTTAGACAAGCGCCCTCTTGTCGCACTGACCGAGTCGCCTGATATGGAGGAATACCTTTACTCGGTGCAAACCGAAATCCTTACACGGATCGCAAAAGCCGAACGAGCGATGGAGCTGGAAGCAGCACATGATCCGGAACTGCACGAAATTCACTAACCCCATAAACGAGAAAAGCCCCGCAAGCGGGGCTATCCCGAAATGCGGCGACCAAACCGCAAATCATAAGGACTGGCCAATGACCAAAGGCCACCAGCTAGCTGACCGGGGAACCACCCCCGATCAACACGGAGAATACCATGAGCCATAACCCTATCCAACAGATCCAGTACCAACACCGGATCGGCAGCCACAATATTCACCAATTCAAGCACCGCCGCCATCCGTTGAAAGCCTGCGCCGTCGTTCTCAGCGTTTTCCGCTTATCTATCCGTAACTCCGTGAGGGCTGACCAATGAGCAACATGGTAACAACAGGCACTTTGCCACAATCTGTCGCGGCCATGGGGATCGATGAGCCTACCTGGAACGCGCTGAAAAACTCCATTTATCCCGGCGCGCGGGATGACTCTGTTGTCATGGCTGTCAGCTATTGCATCGCTCGTCAGTTGGATCCGCTGATGAAGCCGGTTCACTTGGTACCGATGAGCGTTAAAGATGCCCAATCAGGCAAAAACGAATGGCGCGACGTAGTGATGCCCGGCATCGGCCTTTATCGCATTCAGGCCGATCGCTCAGGGAGCTATGCGGGTGCAAATGAGCCTGAATTTGGTGACGACATTACAAAAACGCTAAATGGCGTTGAAATCACCTTTCCCGCCTGGTGCAAGTACACCGTTTGCAAGAGTATGCCCGACGGCAAGATCGTCGAATTCAGCGCCAAAGAATACTGGATGGAGAATTACGCGACTGCTGGCCGTGATAGCTCCGCGCCGAACGCTATGTGGAAGAAACGCCCTTATGGCCAGCTAGCGAAATGCGCCGAAGCGCAGGCACTACGCAAAGCATGGCCCGAAATCGGCCAGCAGCCTACGGCTGAAGAAATGGAAGGTAAATCCTTGGATATCAGCGACGCCAAGGATGTGACGCCCCACAAAGAAACCCAAACGCCGTTGACGTTGCCACATTACCCAGCTGACAAATTCAATCAAAACCTCCCTGGCTGGCAAAGGATGATCGAATCCGGCAGTAAAAAAGCCGATGCCGTGATCGCGACCGTCAGCACCAAATTCATCCTTTCAGAAGCTCAAACCGAAGCTATCCGTAAATTGGAGCCTATCGATGCAAATCATTAACGTACAGCAGGGTTCTGCTGAATGGCACGCGCTGCGTGCCAAACACTTCACCGCCAGCGAAGCACCAGTAATGATGGCCGCGTCCAGCAAAATGCGCCGCGACGAACTGCTGAGCATGAAAGCCACCGGTACCGAACGGGAGATCAGCGACTGGGTGCAAACCAACCTTTTCGATAAAGGCCACCAGCAAGAGGCAACCGCGCGTGTCATCGTCGAGAGCATGATCGGCGACGAACTTTATCCGGCAACAGCTATTGATGACATGGGGTGTTTGTTGGCCTCCTTCGACGGCATGACCATGATGGAAGACACGCTGTTCGAACATAAAATGTGGAATACCGGCCTGGCGGAATCCGTGCGGCAGCAGGAGTTACCACCAGAATATTACTGGCAATTGGAGCAGCAGTTGCTGGTAAGCGGTGCGGAGCGCGTAATTTTCGTTTGTTCCGACGGTACCGAGGAAAACTTTGCTTCCATGGAGTACACCCCAGTGCCGGGGCGCGCGGATGCACTGATAGCCGGCTGGCAGCAGTTCAAGCAGGATCTGGACGGTTACGAGCCTGGTACGCTGAAAGAACCACCGCAGGGCAAATCGATCATGCGACTGCCAGCACTGATGGTGGAGATTGAAGGCGCAGTAAAACAGTCAAACCTCACCGTTTACCAAGGGAAAGCTCTGGCCTTCATTGAATCTATCAATACTAGCCTCGTGACAGATCAGGACTTCGCCGACGCGGAGGAAACAGTGAAGTTCTGCGACAAGGCTGAGTCCGAACTCGACCTCATCAAACAGCAGGCGTTGTCGCAGACAGTTGAGATTGATGAGCTATTCCGCACAATCGACACCTTGCGCGAAGCGATGCGCGCCAAACGCTTGGAACTCACAAAGCTGGTGAAGTCACGTAAAGATGAGCTCCGCGCTGAAATCATCAGCAAGGCCAAGACAGCGCTGAATGAACATATTAGTGCTTTAAATGTCCAGCTCGGTGCCGTCCACCTGCCGATTATCCCTGCGGACTTTGTCAGCGCCATCAAGGGAAAGAAAACCCTGACATCACTACAGGGGGCCGCAAACGACGAATTGGCACGCGCAAAAATCGAAGCCAACCAGATCTGCGATAAGTACCAGGCGAATCTGAAACTGTTCGACGTGATTGAACCGGCGTTTAAACCGTTATTTGCCGATATCAACCAACTCATTGGGAACGACAGCGAGCATCTGAAGCTGCTGATTGAACAGCGGATCAGCAACCAGAAGAAACTTGATGACGAACGTATTGAGCGGGAACGACAGGCAGCCGCCGCATTACTGCCGGCAAAGGCTGCACCAATTGAAGATCCTGAGCCTGTTGCTAATGCCCCGCTTCACTCGGCTGCAGCGTTCAAGTATCCCGAAACTTTGGGCGGCGCTCCGGCGGTGGCCACTGAAGAATTAAAGCCAGCAGGTATGGGCATCACGGAGATCATCAATGATGTTAAAGCCGATCTGGCCGCCGAAGGCATCAAGATCAGCGCGGCAGCGTTGAACCAGCTTATTCCTGCAATCATCGCCGGTCGCATTCGCCACATCTCTGCCAACGTTTAATCGAGCACCCTGCGCCAGCAGACCCGCATAAGGAACATCCATGAGTACCACACTAACAACCGTTGCCAGCGTGTTGGAATCAGCCCTGCGCCCCGTTCGGGCGCAGCTCGACCTTGCAACCGAACAGACCACAGGGACTGCGCAGCGCTCCGTTGAGAGCGCAGGCGTTTTGCTAAACCAAGCACAGTCCCTGTGTATCGAGCAGCACAACGTTGATGTCGATGAATTTAACGAACTGCTCGACCGGCACGAGGCGCTACAAGCCGACATAACCACGCAACAATTGCAGATCACCAGCCTACAGGATCAACTGGATGAGCAGACCGTTGTCGCCAAAGAGGCCAATGCTAACTCAGAGATAGCGCGCGCCAGGGTGAAGCAGCTCACCAGCGATAATAATCTGCTCGTCAAAGACAACAACACCCTGAAATCCCTCAACCCGCAGGCACTGCAAAAGCAGATCATCAGGCTGAAAGAAGATTTGAAGTTCAAGGTGCAATTGCTCGACCAACAAAAAGCGGAAATACGTAAAGCCCGCGGCGAAGCGGCGGATCTAAAAACATCGCTAGCTCAAGCCGCGCACAGTAATTCCGTGCTGGAAGATACCGTTGGGGAATTACAGTCGCGCTTACAAAACATCGACGGTGATGTGGCGCCAGTCTGGTACCGCGCCAGCGACAGCAGCGGCATCCACTTTTACTTTTATACCTTCGGTTGGCGATTATCGTTCGGTTCAGATGACCGCGATGTGCAACTGCAGATCCTGCAGGACATCGATTGGCACATTGAGGTCAGAACCAACACCGGGATCGGCGTCATCGTCTCAGTAACTGAATGGTGCCGGCCGCGTTACCCAACATTGGACGTTTTCAAGCAGGCTTGGCCGGAAGAACTTGGTTCAGCGATTTGCAACCGTATCAGCGAGCTACTCGAGCGCAGCCACCCTCACCTTGTCCTGCGTGCCGACTGGGCTGAAGGTATCCCGCTCAGTTCGCTACCGCAGCTAAAACCCCAGTGGCTGGATCTGCTGAATACCTCCGGCCTCAATTCACTTTATGCCGCCGTCAGCCTCACCCCGGAAGAACTATCAGAAACCGTTAAAGGCTTCGGTATCGCTACCGCGCGCCAGGTGCACGCGGCCTGCATGAAAACGGTGAAAGAGTGGGAATCCGAAGAAAAGCAGAAGGCGGCCTGATATGGATGATAAATTGAACTACGGCAAAATCTACAAGCCCGAGGATGATAAGTGCTGCTATATCGCGGTGATTATCTGGCGAATGCGTGCCCGCGCCGCGATCCGCAGCGGCATGCCATACCAACATGAACCCAAGCCCATATATCAGGGAAACGGCCTGCCGCCGGCCAAGCGCAAATTGGACTCGGTGAACATCGGCATGCGCCAGCGCTATTCATCAACGGTAATGCTGGCCGTTTACCAGTTCCACCGTGCTGGGCATAACGAACACACGATCTCCGGTGATACCGGTATTCCGCTGCCGGACATCCGCAAAATGTTGGAACACAAAACGCAGACGCAGCGCAAAGCGTGGATGCTTGCCCACCAGATCCGGATCCCGTCAAAGCAAGAGATCCTGAGCCGCCTTTCCCGCGAAGTTTAACTCTTATGGAGGTCAAGCAGGGCCGCCGGGAAGTTTGGCAGCATGCGGTCGAAGCCAATATGCAGGACGCGATAAAGAAAATCGCTGCCATTTTCGATATCGATGACATCGCCATTTTCACCCCTGGCAAACTGACCTACCTCAAGAACAAACCCGTCAAATACAAACGAATTTGCCCGTTGCAAAGCGACGTGGTGATCAACCCTATTACCGGCGCTATTAGCGCCAAGGAAAATTGATGTAATGAGCAGCAAATACCTTAAGGGCGTGCTTTATATCCGCCATATCCAGCCCGACGACAAGTGCGACAGCTTTATGTCTGCCATGGGCCTCGCGGCTGCCAAGATGATGGTGGAGAACGGCAAGCGCCACAGCGTTTACGTACTAGTGCGCCACGGCTTCCCTAATGATGTCCTAACCCATGGATATTCTAAGCGCGCCGTGCAGAAAAACATGCTGTTCAGTGGCGGCAAGGGGAAATCCTTCAAGGTCAATGCTCGTACTTGGCGTGACAAAAGCGCGAAAGCCCCAAGGAAGCAGTCCTAATGTGGATCATCACACTCATCATCTACCTCATCGGTGTGCCGACCGCTTTCGTGATCGGCTGCATGCTCCGTCGCCCAGTCAATGCAAAAAAAGACAGTGCTGGCTTTGTCGCCTGTGAGGCGATTGTGTGGCCGCTGCTGCTAATTGCGTTCTACGTAGCGATACCAATCTGCGAGCTGATCTGCCTGGCTTATGACCGTTTGGTCTGGGGGCGGCGCAAATAGCCCCCCACCAAGAAAGGAGGATTTATGCAAATATTCCCGGAGTGGCAAGAATCAGAGATAAACATCCTTCGAAAATACGCTGCAAAGCTCACAGCTGAAGATATTGGCCTGCTGATAGGACGCACTAAACACGCGGTTAAGAGCCAAGCACACAAACTTCATATCAGCCTGCAAAAACGCGGTGATTACCATCACAGCACAAAGTACCCCCAAGAAGATACTGAGCTTGCCAGGCAGCTTTACGCTGCGGGTGTTCGCCCACGTCACATCGCTGAAAAACTCGGTATCAAGCCTATCTCTATCGGAAATTACCTCTATTAATTCCCCTCTCGCCGCATACCTGCGCGGTTAAGGATCCCTATGTACGGACTTTTTTTCCTGTTCTGCCTGAGCGGGCAGCCTGAGTGTTACCGCTTTGAAGGCGTGGTGTACCCCGACGAGGTGAACTGTCATCTCGATATCGAGGACCAAATGCTGCTCGCAGCGGATTACGCCTGCCAGCCGCTCGATGCCGTAGCACTGATGTCAGAGGTGGAATAATGAGCAAAACACTGACAGGGCGCTGCATCCAGCGCTGGAAGGTTCACTTTAAACCTATCTGCGATTCCAAGCGTTCTCCATACTGGCGCAAACGTGACCTCAAGGGGTACATCCGGCGTGCAGCCATCATTACCGCCGATTGCATGGTGTCGGAAATGGCAGAACGTAACGCAAAGGTCGATTACGGGATCGACGGCTGGTCACCAGAATTTAGCAGTTGGTTCGGCAGTTGTAGAGTTAGGTACGAAAAAGAAGCCCGAGATACACTCAATGAAGAAGCATCAAATATTGAAATCGACGAGAACATTGAATGCGAAATTGACTGTTGGAACGACTGATAGGCAAATTCGTAAAATATCCGTCATGATGTAACTGGACAAATTAAAACGCCGGATTTCTCCGGCGCCCAGTTTGCTGACGAACGCTTTCGCGCCCCCTTCTCTGTACTTCTTTTGATATCTTCCCCGGGAAGGGGGAACCTTTAAAAAAACTAAACAGGTTCCGCGGGGCAATTCAAAAAGTTGGCCAAAATTAGCCTCCTTATGATTGCCTAAGAAGAAAAAACTGTGGTTAGATTGTACTCATTAACATTACCATTTCAAGCAATAATTTTCTTATGAAGGAGTAAGTTATGAAGAAAGAACAAGAAATTTACAAGGCAATAAAATCCGCCAGAAGTAAAGCTCCAGTTGGTGAAAAAACAGCTGAACTTCATCTCCAGTTCCTAAAATATGCTCAAGATTTATCTAGTGTTGACCGAAAAGCAATATGTGAAGAACTTGGAATATCAAAAACATACACTGCCGAAATTGGCAAAATGCGCAACATTGTTGATAGGTTGGTCAAGGCTGGTTTAGATGTAAACAAAATATAAGGAGGAAGGATTATGGATTTTATTGTCTATGGTGCTGGTCATAAAGGAAGCATCTTGTCTGGTTCTATGCAAGACGGTATAGCTACCTTTATCACAGGTAATCTTGTAAGACGACGTAATACTGAAAGCAAAGATCCTGTTGAACCAATTGATCTATATGAGTCTTTTTCTATATCAGAATTTACAAGTGTGAATGGAAATACCTATTACTTAGCAACTCAAGACGATGGTCGCGCTAGCCTAAAAGACGAAGATATCGAGTTGATTATAAAAACAAAAAAACCTGTACCGGCTTTTTAGCCTTACTTAAGAAACTGGCTCACAGCCTGTGTGTATCCCCAGCTAGCGAAGTAAAATTTTTCCGAGAGGATCATCTTGCTCAACAAAGGGATAGCTTTAGATCCTTCTATCCCTCCCTTTCTTTATGGTTGCAACGTCTAAAACGGGATTATACTGTATATAAAAACAGTATAGAGAAATGCACCATGAAGCACTTTTTTCCAACACCAACACCCGAGAAACAACTCACTCCGCTTTACTCCGACAAAGTCCCAGCAGGCTTCCCCAGCCCTGCGCAAGATTACGTGCACGCGCGGATCGACCTCAACGAGTACTGCATAAGCCACCCTTCGGCAACTTACTTTCTGATCGCTTCAGGAGAAAGCATGATCGAAGCCGGGATCACCGACGGATCTATGCTGGTAGTCGATCGAAGCATTAGTGCCTGTCACGGCGATATCGTGATCGCCAGCATCGCAGGCGAGTTCACGGTTAAGCGGCTGTGCCTAAACCCTGTTGCACAGCTCGAGCCAATGAACCCGAAATTCAGCCCTATTCCCCTTCCTGACGGTGGCGAAGACCTGGACATCGTTGGGGTAGTCATTTCAACGATCACGAGGCTGAAATAATGTATGCCCTGGCCGATGTAAACAGCTTCTATGCAAGCTGCGAAACGCTGTGGCGTCCGGATCTACGCGGACGCCCAGTGGTTGTTCTATCGAATAATGACGGCTGTGTAGTGGCGCGGAGTAAAGAAGCCAAGTTATTGGGGCTCAAAATGGGAGAGCCCTATTTCAAAATTAAGCGGGACTTTGAGCGCGCCGGCGGCATAGCGTTCAGCAGTAATTACGAGTTGTACGCCGATATGTCGATGCGAGTAATGGCAGTGCTGGAAGAGATGGCACCACGCGTCGAAATTTATTCAATTGACGAAAGTTTTCTCGATCTGACCGGCGTTCGTAACTGCATTGATCTTGATAAGTTCGGTCGGCAGGTTCGTGCCAAAGTGCTGCGCGACACGGGGCTCACCGTAGGTGTGGGCATTGCCCAAACCAAGACACTCGCAAAACTGGCAAATTTCGCTGCGAAAAAATGGGATAAGACCGGCGGCGTGGTTGACCTTTCTAATTTGGAACGGCAGCGAAAATTGATGGCGCTAGTGCCGGTAGCGGAGATCTGGGGTATTGGTCGGCGGATATCGAAAAAACTGCAGGTCATGGGGATAGAGACTGCACTTCAGTTGGCTGACGCAAGCACCACAATGATCAGAAAGCATTTCAGTGTCGTGATTGAGCGCACGGTGCGAGAACTGCGTGGTGAACCCTGTTTGTCGCTCGAGGAATTTGCACCGACGAAGCAGCAGATTATCTGCAGCCGCAGCTTCGGTGACCGCATCACGGAGTATGACCAAATGCACCAGGCGATCTGCATGTACGCGACGCGCGCGGCGGAAAAACTCCGCGAAGAGCATCAATATTGCCGGTATATAAATGCCTGGGTTAAGACCAGTCCGTTCTCGATCAACGAGGACTATTACAGCAACACTGCAAGCATCAAGCTCAGCACACCAACGCAAGATACTCGAGACATTATAGCCGCGGCTATTCGATGTTTAGATACAATCTGGCAGCCGGGCCACCGCTATCAGAAAGCAGGCGTCATGCTGCAGGACTTCTACTCACAAGGTATCGCCCAGTTGAATCTGTTTGATGAATTCCAGCCACGGCCTAATAGCGAACGGTTGATGACAGTTTTAGATCAAATCAACAAGTCTGGGCGTGCAAAAGTCTGGTTCGCCGGCCAGGGCAATCACCAGGCATGGTCGATGAAGCGAGAATTGCTCTCCCCCGCATATACCACACGAGTGACGGACTTGCCGCGCGCCCGCGTTTACTGACATCACAGTAGCGGATTATCGATAGGCTTCAAGAGATCCGCGCTGTCGTTCTTAATGCTGCCAACGGCCTTTGAAACGGGATACCACGAGAATTTATCGGCAGGTGTGGCTCCACGCGTGGCGATTTCTTCAGCACGCGCAGAAGAAGTTTCGGGGTTTAGCCATTCGCGGGCCGCCGCCGGCGGCAAGACTACCGGCCGCCGATCATGGATATCCAGTAAGCCGGAGTCGCTAGCAGCCGTGATAATGACAAAGCCATCATCGTGCTGCTCAGCCTCTTTGGTATGAAATCGACTGATGGCAGCAAAGAATATCGGCCCATCCGAATGGATAAAATACGGCTGTTTCTTCTTCGGATCATCCGGTGACTTCTTCCACTCATACCAACCGTCGGCAGCCACCAGCATGCGGCCATGCTCCCACAACGGTTTAAACATCCGGCTACTCGCTGCAGTTTCAACCCGTGCATTGATTACGGGCGGGCGCTTCATCTCAAGCCACCAATCAGGGCCATATCCCCATAGAACCGGATCCATATGGAGCTGGGTATCGCGCTGATTGATGAGCAGTACATGGGTACCAGGCGCAACGTTATACCTTCCAATAGGCACAGTATCCAGAGCATCTGCATACTCGAGCTCTGATGCTAAATAATCGAGATAGTCAGCCCTTGTTAGTACTTGGGTAAAGCGGCCGCACATACAAAAACCTCACAGTGATAGTAGGAAAATTATAGCCCACACACGATCGACCATAGCCCCTTCCTAATCACATTAGATAAACCATAATAAGGGCGTAACAGTGTTACGCCCTTCTCTTTTGAGGAGAAGATAATGACAAAGTTACTCACCCTAGAAGAATGGAGTGAAAAAACCTATGAGAGTAAACAGCCATCAATAAAAACATTACGCCGCTGGGCTCGTAGTGGGAACATTTACCCAGCGCCGGAAAAACATGGGCGAGAATACAGGGTAAAACCGAACGCGATTTATATACAACCCAAGTCATTTAATCTTGCCAGAGCATTGCAGAAAACCGAAGCAATAGAAGTTCCACCGCTGATAGAGAGAATAATTAATGGCGAAAAGACCAGAAAAGTACGACGCTAACTTACCTAAGAATCTCACTTATCGTAAGAAATATAAATCGTTCTACTGGCGCCACCCTATCACGCAGCGAGAGCTTCCCTTGGGGCAGATTGCAAGAAAGGATGCCATTGCGCAGGCAATCGAAGCGAACAACTACCTTGAGCAAAACTATCTGCCCAATGCACTCATAGATCGCCTTAAAAGCCGCAAAGACGTTTTAACACTTAATGCGTGGCTAGATAGGTACGAGGTAATACTTAGCCGGCGAGAGTTAAAACCAAACACTATAAAAATTCGAACTAACCAGTTAAAAATGATTAGGTCATTAATGGGAAACTGTTTGCTGCCAGAAATAGACACTCGCCAGATAGCTGAGTATTTGGAGTCATTTAACGCTCAGGGGAAAAATTCGATGTCAACAGCAATGCGTTCAGTTTTGTCTGATATATTTAGGGAAGCAATCGTGGAAGGTAGAATAAAAACAAACCCAGTGGCAGCAACTAGAGCCCCTCGCATTAAAGTTAAACGTGAGCGTCTAAATTATGATGAGTACACAAAAATATATTTAGCAGCGAGTGAACACCCTCAATGGGTGGGATTTGCTATGGATATGGCCCTTATCACCGGCCAAAGGAGAGAGGATGTTGTTCTCCTGCGTTTTACTGACATCATCGACGATCGACTGCATGTCGAACAGGGTAAAACAGGTATGCGCATCGCCATCCCTTTAAGCCTACATCTTGAAGCGGCAAATCTTCGCTTGGGGGATGTAATAGAGCGCTGCCGAGCCTCGCATTCTTCAAACTACATCATCAACACCACGCGGCGTTCTAAGAAAGGTGATACATCGTTACACCCTGACGCTTTAACCAAAGCATTTGTGAAAGCCAGGAATGCCTCAACGTTGGATCTTGGTGACAATCCACCAACATTTCACGAGATTCGCAGTCTCGCGTCACGGCTATACAGCATGGAAAAAGGGGAAGAGTTCGCACAGCGCCTATTGGGCCACAAATCAGCAATCATGACGAAGAAATATCTCGATCCCAGAGGCAAGGAATACGTACTTGTCTAAAAAGACCGGATATAGGTTTTCGTGGAAATTTCGTGTATTTTCGTGGGTGGGTGAAATTTTACCTTATAAATCAAGCACACAAAAAAAGACCGAATACGATTCCTTTAATCGCACACAGAAAAATAAATCATTTAATTTCAGATAGATAACACCAAAAAAGATTAAGAACCCATCAAAAAAACCTTCGTTAACCGTCCTTAACATTCAAACACTTATTAAAAATCTCGGATCGATTCGAAATTAATTCGGACAGCCGACCTCTTCACCGCCATTAATGTTGACCGGTCAGCAAAATGCCGGGATCTCTCCCGGCTTAAATTCAACTCTCCAACTCAGGTTTTTCTACTGCAATTTCTGGAGAAGACTCTTCCACGGCAGGCATCTCAACGCGCAGGTCCACCCAGCGCCCCTCCGGTATATCGATCGGCATCCCTTCGTCATATCCCATCACTTCATTGCGGGCGAATGCCGGCGCTGTCGGGTGCGTGCGATGGTAGGTTTTGATCAGCAGATCACCGGTTGGCTCTACCTCGTAATCCACCCAGATCAGCGGCTGTTTGTTGCGGTCGAGCGGAACCTCGATACCACCATCAGGGCCGCCCCATTCAGCATCAGCGTTAAACCCCAACGTGCCGGATACGCGATAAACTCCTTCACTCACACGTTCGGTAGTTACCCCCTGGCTTTCGTCGTTAAGGTCGCATGAGCCATCGCGGGACAACTTAACGATCGGCGATGCTGCTTTCAAAAATCCGTTCGCGTCCACGGTTACGTTATAACCAGAATAAATTTTATCTTCTACTACGGGGGTAAAACCATCAGGCTTGGTTTTTTGCCATGTGTTATCTTTCAGCAATTCAATTCCTGACATGGCATTTGAGCTGCTGCTTGCGAGTATTGTTACCGATGGCATGCTGTATGCTGGCCCTAACATCCATAGTTCCCATCGCGCTGTTTGGGCGTTATAAATTGCGCCAAACTTAACGTCTTGCCCCGCTGGCCCCAGCGATGCAACTTTTAGCCCTCTGCTATCGAGTGCTGTCGTCGATGCGTTGCGTGCCGAGAACTGAACAAACTTTATATCCATACCTGGGGTTCCGTACGTTCTCCCCGCTGCAACCATAAAGTGCACACCGTTCACGCCTGTGTTGGTTATCGGCAGCGTGGCCAACTTCAAATACCCCTGAAAGTTACCAATCGCGTTGACTACAGCAGGGACGATAACAGCACGTGAACTTTCTTTTACAGCTGCTGCTAACGTAGACGCCGAGTTATCTTCGCTTTGTTTTGCCGCTGCAGCAGATGCGGCTGACTTATCCGCTGATGCGGCGGCATCTACACGCATGCGATCGACGGTTTGAACAATCTCCGGCGTGATGTCGCTTTCCCCTGGACGACGCAGAAAATCATTGAGCGAGCCGGGTAGCGAGTCTGAGAATACTTGAATTGTACCTACTGAAAAATCAGCTTGCCCCCTGACCGAAACAATTACTTCATATGCGCCAGACTCAACGGTCAAAGAATAACGGCCGCTTTCATCCGTTGTAGATTTTGAACTAAGCAAGCCCAATACCGTCGCGGATGTTTTAACCGAGCGCATGGTGATTGTCACGTCAGAACGTACATCACCATAAGGTCCTTTTAATACTCCACTGATTAAAACCATCGCATTTCTCCATTAAAAAAAACCGCCAAAGCGGAATTAGTGGTTGTATTATTTCGTTTTAATTAACGATTCATTGACTCTTTTAATTCTCTAACCTCTTCATCCTGACGGCTAATTTTTAACGATAACTGTTTAATTGCTTCAACGAGCAGCCCCGCCAACTCACCATAACTAACGCCTAAAACATCTTTGACAATCTCACCATTCTGTAACTTTAAATCGCCTGTTATGGATACTGCCTGAGGCAATACGTCTTTAACATCTTGGGCTATTAATCCCGTAAATGGATGTCCATCCTTAAGCCCTGTGTATCCGGTAAGTCTTCCAACTTTTGAAAGGGCATTGTCGATAACTTCAAGATCCGTTTTTATCCGACGGTCTGAGTTTCCAATCCATGAGCCTGGTGCTGTTCCATTTCCTTCGAGGTTAAACCTCCACGTATAATTCTTCCCAAACCCATCAAATTCAAGGATGCCCGCAGCAGTTGTGCCTATAAACTCCTGAGCAATTAATGAGAATTTAGCTCCACGGGGGTCAGAAGTGGCTCCTCGCCCCCTGATTATTGTTTCAAATCTTGGCGTAGTGTTATATCCGCCGGTATCATTAGAGCCATTGATAGCTAATGATATTCCAGAACCTCTAGATAGTTCCCCACCACTATTCCCATCGATTGAACTAAAACGACTATCATTCCCCACCGCAACGTTTCCTGGGCCAGTTCCCACATCACGGGTTGCAGAGTTGCCAAGCGATGTTTTATCGACTTTTTTATCAAGGTCTGTTTTATCAGCTTTTAAATTTAGTGCCGCTGTAAAGCTATTCCAGGCCGGACCGGTATATGTACTGCCGTCGGGAAGCGTTACCGTAATGTTTCCGGTACCGCTGAACACCTGCTGCCAGTTTGCTTTGTCGTAATTCATCCCGCGCATTGCCTTGGCCGTCTCAGCCGCCAGTTGAGCGGTAATAGCGTTCATCGTGTCACGCGGTACGGCATACCACGCTGCGCCGGCTTGCGCCGGTCCGTCATACGCTTTAATTAACGTGACCTGTGTGGCGCTATCAACGGTTTTCACCGGCAACGTATAGGTATCGCCGCCAACGATGCTCACAATCATATCGCCGGCTTTCAACTCAGTGTTAAATGCCGTTCCCGCCCCCTTAACTACAGCGGAGTTATTCGTTAGGGTTAGAGTGCCTGCTGGCATGATGTTCTCCTGAATTCAGATATAAAAAAACCGGCTCAATGGCCGGTTGTTAGAAGTAGTGGTCAGCGTTTATAACCATGAGTGGCATCTGGGATGAATACCATCGCGTTGATACATTCCATTTCGTCTGTATTTTACGCCCTGAATCAGCACGCCAGAATTGCACCGCCGAGCCGTTAAATCTATAGCCACAACTATAATAGTTATAATATCCCCCGCTCATTTCCGAGTTACCGCGCATGAATGCATTTACGGCAAGGGGTATCATGGGCCTCGCAATGCCCGTATTGACTAAATCATCCGGGTTAGCCCCCACGCTTACCGAACGGCCATCCCAGACTAACGGCTCACAATCACTCGTAAATGTATTGTTCCCATTGTCATTTTTAATCACCATGCCGAAGCCGCTGGGAGTTGGCGGATAATACCCACTATTCATAATCACAACTTGTACGTTAGCAGTGGTGCGGAAAGGTTCCCCACTCCCATTATCACGCGACACCGTTAATTCGTTATATTCAACTGAGTGATAAACAGACACGCCGGGATCATCACAACGAACATAAACTACTTTCGTATTGTCATTTTGAACAGTTGGCAAAGTCCATTGCCCGTTTATTGTCACTATCCCTTTCCAAGCAACAAAACCAAGGCGTTGCTCGCTGTTAATGCTCATCCAGTCAACTGAGTTTTGAATCATGATCCCATAATTCCCGGAAACTGATTGCGGAGTTTGAACCTGATATATGCTGAACTCGGTAAAAAGAGCCTGATTGTTTGCCGAGGAAAAATCAACGATGATTCGATTCCCATCGGTTCGCCAACCTGTGATCCCTCCGTAAAATGGCGGATTGGTCGCGCTCCCAAAGATATAGCCAGTCTGCCCAACGATAAAAACCGGGTTCCCCGGAACATAATCCGGGGGAGTATATATCTTTTGCCTATTACCGTCGGCCCAGGGTTCTTTATCGTTGGCTAACAGTGACGGGCTATTTACTGCTATCAACTCCCTACCATTCATCATCAGCCCGTAAGCCATTACAACCTCCCTAATCTCACTTTCAGATTACCGCCGGCGTCATAAATATTAATTCGATCACCGCGTATCTCCATGCGCCCGTTGCCGTCACCGCCGTTTACCTGAAACTGTCCAGCGCCGGAGCCGCTTTTACCTAAGTACCATCCGTTGGTGGCATTGAAATTGTCAGACTGAATAAAACCGCTGATTTTGGCGTTGGTAATCGCGGCATCCTTGATTTTCGCCGAAGTGATCGAGGCATCCTGAATAAATGCTGAGTTGATGAACACTTGCCCGTTATAGACTAAGAACGCGGCTTCGTAGTTACCCGGATCGCTCCCCGTATAAATCCCGAACTGGTCAGCGGCAAACACCGCCGTTGATTTATACCCCCCACTGCCGTTTGGCTCGATGCTCATGCCAAAACCGGTGTTGTACATGACGCCATTGCGCTCAATGCCGAGATTGAGCGTGTAAGATGCTTTGGCTGTACCATCGTCCTTAACCTCGGCAGTAAGCTTCTGGTTTACTGCTGCGGTAAGTTCGCCGTACTGCGCCTGCACAATATCGGTCAGATCGGCAAGCGAACCTTCAACGGTGGCAACGGTTGTGCGGATGGTGATAACGTCTGCCCGAACTTCACCGTACTGCTTCCACTGGTGATTGACGGTCGCATCGTTTGCCAACGCATTCTGCAAAATACCTTCAATATTGGTATCAACACCGTTTTTGACGTTTTCGAACGCCTCAGAATCCCTGATGGCATTATCGATATAATCAATCATGCCGGGAATTTCTGATGATGCCTGTCCGGATGCTTCAATGAATGGCGACATGCCGAAAGCATTTTTTGTGCGGACGTACATGTAGTACGTGGTGTCACCTTTAAGATTGTGCAGCGTCCACTGGCTGGAGCGACCGAGGAACTGGCTGTTATCTTCAATCTGGTTAGGGTTGGTAATTTTCGTGGTGCCGGAATACCAAAACTCAAAGGTCGTGTCCGTAGTGGCCGTAACGCGCATGACCGGCACGATGTCAGCCGAGAATATGCCCGGGGTCCAGATAACACTGGAGGGCACAGACGGCGCGCCAATAACCAGGCTAACCTGAGTTTCGGCACCTTTCATTCCGTTCTCATTACGGCCACGCACACCAAGCGTGTAGGACCCGGCATCCAGCCCATAAAACTCATAACGGAACTGGTCTGTTTCGTACTGCGAAACCAGCTTGCCATTCTCGGTGTAGACGTACAGTTCAAACATCAGCTTTTTGGTCGCGGTGGAGGTTTCCCATGTCGCCGTAACCTGCACCGTTTCATTGTTGGTGTTGATGATTTTCAGGTTTTCCACATTGGGGACCCGATAGCCATTCATCGTATCGTCAGGAATGTCGAACACTGCGCCATCGTCAACAATGGCCTGCTTGTTCGGATCATGTAACGTCGCAGAAATTGAGTAAGTGGAGTTATTGTCATCTTCTTTTACGCCCATGATGCGATACAGGCGAGCAACTACCGAGCGGGTCGAGATAACAAAGATAGTGCCGTCTTTCACCCAGGCAGGCGCAGTTTTGAGCGTAATAACCGAGCCTGACACTCTGGCGATGTCATAGTGAACGAGCTTCGCATCGCTCCCCATGATTGCCATGGTGTCGCTACTGCTGGCCAATTCAGACACGTCAGCATCTACAGTAATATCAGCACCATTGTGGCTGATGATCCTGCCACCTAAACGGGTCGCTGCACGGCGATTATCCATCAGCTCGATAATGTCACCAGGCATAAAGCCGATAGCATCACGGGCCATCTGGAACGTGACTTTGCGGGCCTCGCGCTTGCAGCTTTCCAGCAGCCATTTACCGGTACGCCACGCCTGCCCGCGTGAGGTGCAGCCAAAGGCCTCAGTGGTGGTTTCGTTATAGGCGCCACTGCTGCTTATCATCGCATCGTCAGACACGTACTCTTTCACCTGCTCCCAACCGTTATTGGGATCTGTCCATGATACGACCACGGCATTGTAGCGTTCGGAACGCTTCATCGAGCTGTAAGCAAAGTGGCCATCAACCACATTGGCGTTGGTCACCGCCATTACTGGGTCTTGCGGATGATCGAGCATGATAGAAAAGCGCATGCCGTCCCATAACGCGATCCCGCGAAACATGCTGGCGATGCTGTCCAGAATATCGCGAGCGCCCTTCTGCTCGGTGATATAGGCATTCAGGGTAAAGCGAGGTTCTTTGCCGCCGTAGCCATCGTTAACGAGCTGATCACAAAATTGGGACAGTACGTACAGGCTGCCATCATCAATGTCGACATAGCCGGCACGCCTTGCCAGGCCAAAACGGTTACTTTTCACCAGCGACCGGAATAGCCATGCTGGGTTGTTCGTCCAGGCTGATTTAAAACCACCTTGCCATAGCCCGGTATAGGTGCGGTTAATCGGGTCGTAATTATCCGGAACGTCAACGATCAGGCCGCGAAGGTGATAATTTCTCGCTGGCGTATCGGTGTATTGGTCGCGGTCAATCACTGCGCCGGCGATCGCCGCATAGGGGTAGGACAGGTTGTAATCTGAAATTTCCGTGAAACTGTTCCAGATAGTGCCGTTATTCAGCAAGTCGCTGGTGCTGTCTGGCGTGATTCGACGCACCCTAATATCAAATGGCTTGCGCTCTGGAGCGTCGATCACATGCGCTTCCAAGTACTGGCCGGAAATTTTCCCGGTGATAGTGACGGTTTTGATTACCTGAAAAGCATTGTTGTCAGAGCGTGCCTCGATGACCATGGTAACGGATGTGTTGGGTTTCTGATTTCCTTTATCATCCTGCTCTACCAGGCTTGTTACGCCGAGGTTGACCCGCACACGGTCGACATCCGTATCCGTAATCGTGCGGACCAACGGGGTATCAAATTTCACTTCGTTGTTAACAATGGTTGTTGCTTCAATGGCGTCAAAACCATTTATCGGTTGCTGACCTTCAGAGCCTGGGCGCCAGGCTACGCTGACACCGTTGATAGTCGCATTGCCCTGCGTATCAGTAACCGGCGTTTTGTTCAGCATGAATGAAGAAAGATGTTCCTGGTCGACCGGCCCGTAGATAGGACCTTCGGATATGAGATCAAGAACGCGGTAGAATTGCTTCGAAGTGAGGTTGTCGTTGATAAGTGTAGGGGTGCTGCCCCCACCGCCGCCTGAGCTCATGCCTTCACCTTAACTGATGGATTCAGTCCAATCTTTATTATTTGATGTATCGATGCCGAGACTAATCACGTTGCTCCCCACCACCATTTCCCCCAGCAGTATCGGCACAGGTCTACCCTGGCCAACTCTATTTTCTGCGCTGGTGAATGAGTTATTGGTTATGGAATTATCCTGAGCAGACTCCGCCGATGTTTTGGTTTTCATTGTTGAGGTCAGATACAGCGAATAAGCCGTGGCGGCCACCGTTAAACCGATTACCACCCACGCAGCCACAGTAAGCCCCAGAGCCCCCTCAACCACCGGCACGAATAACACCGTTGAGCCATCCGGCAGCCTTCGGTTCAGGTGAAAGTCCACCCCGTCAGCCTGTATATCAGTACCGGCAACGCGCATACGTAATCGAGAGCGATAGAAATCGCGTTTAAATGCCGGATTTTGAGAGAGGAGCAGGCGCAGGCCTTGGGATGGGGTTTCTACGTTCAGAGCGACCTGGCGGAAATGTCGGCGTAAAGCGCCTGCAAATTTAAAGACGAGCATTGCTGATGCCTCCAGATGGAATGTGTCAACCGTACATAAGCCTGACGGTATGGCTCGCGGCGGCTGTATAAACCGGCGTTCTCGTGATGCAAAACGGTATTTTCGCCGAGGTAAATCATGGCGTGGCAGGGATCTGACTCAGGGAATGCACGACGTATGATCACATCACCGGGGATAATGTCTGCTGGCGTGACCGGGTAAAAACCGTTTTTCACCATATTTTTGATATAGAGATCTTCCCCTCTCACCCACCAGCCAGTGGTACGCTCGAAATCTGGCAGGTCAATGCCACACAGGTGATAGGCGTCGCGAAACAGCGTGTAGCAATCCATCACGCCATGTTCAAACTTGCGCCCCAACAGATGCGGCACAGGTCGATACTTTCGCAGCTTCCCAGCACTCACCAACCACCAGGGCAAATCGGTAGCAATCTGTGCAGTTCGGTCGGCCCCCGAGAGCGTTAAATTATTCCCAGGGTGAGAATGAAAAACGGCGGTGATTTCTCCCGCCGTCTCAGCCTTCAGCCAGTCTCTGTCATCTATCCTAAAGTGCTTACCCGGTTCTGGGTGCCCATTTGGGCAGCGCCATAGCCGGCGATTGTCGATGATCAGTCCACAGACCTCTTGTGACGCGCTGGCCGCGTACGCTATGCATTCCTGTTCAATCATCATGACACCTTGGCAGCACCGGGATATCCGCCAAATTTCAACGGAGTTGGCTTCGGGTATCGGAATCGACAGCCACGCAGACACTTCGAGCACTTATCCTTGGCGGGATCGGTTGTTGGGTTATCCTTTTCATCAGCGACAGGCGGTCCGCTATACCCGCACCCGTCACCTCTGTAGATCCATTGGCAAACGTCAGCCAGAATGGTGCGAGCTGGAATAATGGCGTTATCGCAATCCACCGGGGTAGCAAGGTTGTACGTCACCTCTTCAAAGGTTTCTTCTGCCATCTCTTCGATAACGTACCTGGACACCGCCTCCATCGTGCTATCGGCATCAGGGTTGCCATTGGGGAAATTAGCCGCATCAAGGTGCTTAACCAGAACCTGACGGCGGGTGACTATTGCGCCAAGCGCGTCGTCAAAGTCACTGTTAATGCCGGTTATAAGCCCAGTGATATTAGCCACTGACATTGAAGGACGGGAATAAACGCCCTCCGACTTGGTTTCGAATCCCTCTACCTTTATCGGATAGGCTGAATATCGCTTTCCTTGCCAAATAACATCGCTGTAATTGGCATTAACGCCAGATTGAAAGCGCACCACGTCACCGCCAAAGGGCTGCAAATCGACCTCAAACAGGTCAATCATCGCCCCCACACCGGCATCGACGCTTTCGATGATAAGTTCTGCTGGTATGTCTCGCATTTCGCACCTATAAAAACAACCCAGCAATTAAAGCTGTGGTGATGACATCAAAGAAATAATGTAATCAAGCTTTTTGTTCAGCTCGTCATAATGGCTGTCGACATTGTTGGTTTTAATGTCGTTGGCAGCATCTTTTTTATTGGCAAGCGCACTCTGTAAAATAGACTCAACATTTTCGTCAATTGCACCTTTATCGTTGGCTGAACTGCTCGTCTCCGCCCCGCCAGCGATCTGAAAATTATTAGCAGAAAAAATCGCCTCTTGAATGGTGGCATTCTTGATAAAAACAGAGCTATGCTCGACCGACAGCGACCCCAATACACAACGCAAGTTTTGTTCACCATAAGTAGTGGTAATTCGGCCCGGTTTATTGATACGCTCTAATAAATCGACGATACGTTTTAACTGCGCTTCCGTTTTATCAAGCTCAGATGCATCAACATTTATGCCAATACGCATACTACAATCATATTTTTCCATAATTCGCTCCGGCCTTTCGGCTTATCGTATTACTTGCTCAAAATCGGCTGTTAATTCGTAATAGCCGCGACTCTTGGTCATTGACCAACTGCGACAAACAAACAACGCTAGCCGCTCGGTATCCGGTGGCGTCCAATAAAATGACTCCACCGCCATCCTGGCCTTTAAAAATAACTCTGCATCGACAGCAGGATTTGGCCTGTCACATGCGCCGTTGGTGCCTTTGAATGTCAGGGAGTATTTATCCAGCAGTGGATTGATACCCTTGACCTGCCGCTGTTCGTAGCCGTCGCCAAGTTTCACTACGGCCACATCCGGCGCACGCGAAACCTGGAATCCGGCTTGCGGAACCCATCTGAATGTTTCTGCCATAGAATACTCCAGGCGTTAAAAAACCCGCCGGAGCGGGTCTATTGATGTGCGGTCTTGAAATTAAATCTCTGATACCAACTCTTTCAGTTGAGCTTTTGCTTTATCAAAAAGACGTTGCTCAATAACCGAGAGTGGCGCCTCTCTATCAAGATCAATTCTCACATTTACTTTAATGTTACGGTTATGATCTTCGAACATAAATACCACAGTAGCAACGATACCTGAATCATTGTCTTCTTGATAATTAAAAGCTGCAATGTCTTCAATTTGATAGTGCATTTACATCTCCTTAGCTATTTCACTTTATCTACTTAGTTCTGGATAATAATCCTTTAGAACGCTGCTGATCCTTGATCATCAATATCATATCACTTTTCCACACTTGGCGGAGTTGTTGAATGGTCTGTTGATCAATCCCCCCGGTGGTATGAATCGTGAGATTCATTGTTTGACTCAGGGAAATAGCCCCACCACCAGCACCCTGCATGTCTTTATTGCTGATCACGCGCCCATTATCGCCGGGGATCATGAACTGATTGCCATTATTGGCCTGGTAGATTTCTGGCTTGCCCTTCTCGCCAACACGGTACATGGAGTCAGCAGATACCGGGCCGCCATTATAACGAGCGCCGGCCAGCGCAAGCCCCTTCGCTGCCGCCAGGGATGTCGCATAAGCCGTAGAGCCAACTGATGAAGCTGTCCCCATGGTGGCTATTGAGGCACTTACTGCCGCTGGGGCCCAAGCTGATGCCGCTGCTGTAGCCTGTGCCAGCGTTGCCGCCAAACCGGCCGTTGCAGCTGCCTGCCCCATAACCTGGCTTTTCACCCACTCAAGGCCCATCTGAACAAGACTACTAACAACACTATTCAGAATGGTTGATCCAATATTTGCGAAAGCCTCTTGAAGACTCTGGGTGCCATTGAGTAGGCCAGTAATGGCGCTTGATGCGCTGCTTTGCACACCATCAAGAGATGCTGCCAATAGCTCATTGGCCGTGTTTTGGTTGCGGAATATCTCCCACTGCGCCTCAATTCTTTGCCGTTCGTACTCAGTATCCGAGGCGTTACGTATTGCAAGCGCCTGGTCGTGTGTGAGTGTCTCATTGGCTTCGAACTGTTTGATTAATTCGAGCTTTCTTGCGTGCTCATTGGCGAGAGCCTGAACCGGGTCAACCTTGGCTGCTGCTTCCTGCTTAGCGCTTACAACCGCATTAGATTTGGCCTCTGCCATTCCTTCGTCAAACTTCGCCTTAGCCTTGGCGCCAAGTTCTTTAAACGCCTCCTCATCAATAAGTCCTTCTGAAAATAGGCGTTGCAGCTCTTTGGCTTCATCAGAGAAGGCCTTCGATAGCTTCAGCTCAGGCGTAATCTCAGCAGCCTTACGGAAATCATCGACCTTTTGCTTTAGGTCAAATACCGCTGCAGCCTCAGCAGCGGCCTCCTCTTTCTGCTTGGCTGTAGCCTTGGCCCCCAAACTCTGAACGGCGTTGAATATCGCCATTGAGCGTGCGACATCCACGGTTCCAGATGTCAGCAGTTCATATTCGCGGCGCAGTGATGCAGCCTGACTTTGCTGTTTGGCTAAACCACCAGTACTCTTACTTGCACCGCTTTCCTTCCTTTTACTTTCTGACAGTTTTTTCTGTACTTTGTATTGTTCACGGACTGCGTCAGTATATTCCTTAGCCTCCTTTGGGTCGGTTACTCCTGCCGACTTTAAGGCAAGTTCAGCTCTATAAACAGCAGCTGCCTCAGCTCCTTGAGTCATTTCTATTTTTAAGGCTTCAACATTGTCCTGAATGTCTTTTAATGATTTTTTAAATCCGGTAGTTTTTACATCAGCATATAGATCCCTCTTCTTATCTACAGCTTGCTGTATGGCTAAAGCTATATCATCGGTTATTTCAACACCCTGTTGTAGATACCTATTTTCAAGCTCCTGCTTATACGCTAATAACTCAGCAGCTTCAGCGCCATCATTTGCAGCTGAAGTGACAATCTCCTGTTGCTTTGCCAAGGTATTAAATACATCTGATAAGATTCTTGCTGATTTCGCTGCATCTCCTGTCGCCACAGGGCCAGCCTCAGCCGCTTTATTTAGTTTTTCCTGGCTAACGGATGTCTGTCCTATTTTTACTGTTAAGTCATCCTGCTCACCACCCAAAATTACTAGTTTGCTTTTTAAACCATCAAGAACTTTATCGTAATTCCTGAAAGGATTATTTTGCATCCAGTCAAAGGGATTCTGCTCCATGTATGATATTTGAGCCTGAACTACTGATATTTTCTCACCAACGTTATCCAGTTCTTTTGTGTCGGCTTTGATAACTATGCTTGCCTGACCTGACGCAGCTTTGGCTTGCTTGGCTGTTAATTCGTCAAGTTTTTTAACCGCCTCATCAACTTTTGAGCGATAGTCATCTATCGATGTATTATCTTTCATTGCTTGGTAGAGGGCGTAAACCCCAGCAGCAGCCAACAATAAGATTCCAGATGGGCCACCAAGCAAAGATAAAGCGTTTCTGGCTCCAGTCACGGCTACGGCTTGAGCTTTGGCGGCAAATGTTAATTTCTCTGTTGCTATAACTGCAGCATCATTAGCTTTAGCCACAGTGGCAACCGCAACAGCTTCCAGTGCCATCGCCTGCGTTAACTTTTCACTCGCGGCGAATGATGCGGTTTTGGCGGCCTTTACTTTGTCCTCAGCATTGGTTACTTCCTTCACCGCTTGGTTTGACTGTTTCAGTATTTTGTTCTGCGTGATCTCAACTGCATTCCTGTCGCGCAGAGCCTGGGCAACAGCTTTCTCTGAATTAGTGATCTGCAAATTTGCTTCTGACTGGCGCAGAGACTCCTTCTGGCGTAAAAGCAATGCTTCAAGCGAAGCTATATCAGCCTCTTTTCGAGCAAAAACCGCCTCGGCAACTTGCAACTCAGCAGCCGCTGCCTGTGCAGCAGCCTCAGCTAGCTTTTTTTCACCAGCAGCATTTACCACAAGCTGAGATGCTGATGCCTGTAATGCAGCAGCTTCTTTCTGTGCCGCAACAGCGTTTTCAAGCTGCGCATTGGTAGCAGCTACGGCTTCCTTGGCGTGCTTGATTAATGCGTTTGTTGCCGACCCCACGTTCGATACATAGCCAGCACCCAAAGTGCTAGCGACCGTGCTCAGCGCACCAGAAAACTTATTCTGAGAAATAACAGCGTCGGTAGCGGCATCGGTAGAAACCCCAATTTTACCGGATAATTGAGCAAGTTTTGCTGACAGTTTATTAACCTCGGGCATTACCAGCGCTGATGACACACCTTTCGCACCTTTACTGAGCTTTTCGAATCCTGGTGCAACCTCTTGTGCAGCTTCACCCAGCGAACCTAATTCAGCCTTTGCTTTGTTGCTGCCGCTTAATAAGGGGGCAACATCAATGTCGACCTCGTAAACAAGCTTACCGCCACCCTGTTCTGCCATTTCTTTTCTCCGGGTAATAAAAAACCCCGACTAGCGGGGTTAAAATAGTATATTGAACCTAAGTTCTTTCGCAGTTACTAAACTGTTGTACTAAACCTTTCGACTTATTCGTTATACCAAATGTTTTTCCACTGGGAGAGAATGTATCGACTCTATCATCATGTCTTTTAATCATCGCATCTTTAGCCTGGAGATTTTCGTCATGATTCAAATTTAATTTATCATCATCAGATGCGTCATTTAAACTCATGGATGTATAGTCACCACTACTCATGCCATATATTGTGAACTTACCGTCATGAAAACTCACTCTTGCCGTAGTCGTTCCCAATGGGAAATGTTCCGCCCCATGATTCATGGAATATCTATTAAGCCCATCACTAACAATGCAAATATACACACCATCAAATTTCGATTTATCATCGCATGCGGACAAGGTTAGCGTGATAAAAAACACAAATAAAAAAGTTATAGCTTTCAATTATCATTCCCCATCAGTAAAAGATAGTCAGATATTAGCAGAGGGGGCGGCAGTGACAACGAAAAAACCACGTTGACGCGAGGTTTACCTCCCCCGGTTGTCCAGTAAGCATGGAACACAGCAAAGCATGGATTGAACACCACAATTTGAAGGTGTTACGTCATCACATCAACCACTCAGGCATGCGCAGTGTTTTAACTTTCATATTGACCGCTTTAGCATTTGGTATGTGTGCATACCACAATGTACGCATTGAATGTCAATACATACCTACATAATCTGTCCAGAAAAACTTGGAGCCTGGCATGTCAGAACGGAAATACAAGCACCCACAGGTAAACCTTCGCCTGTCGGATGACCTTAAAAAGAGAATCAATGAGCTTGCGGAAGCCAATGGACGATCAGCTAACGCAGAGATGGTTGCTGCAATAGAGGCTTGGACAGAAAAAAACAAGCATATTCAAGTAATAGATCTGGTTTCTCTGTCTAGGCGTCTTACTGAACTAGAAAATGAAGTGCGTGAAATCAAGGAGAGAAATGGTGACAAGTGAACTGGCAGTAAAAAACATGTCAGACGCAGAGTTATACCGCTCATCATCAACAAAATTAGCTCTTCTTATTCCCAAAAGTAGATCAAAAAATCACTCACTCGCGTTGAAATTTGCATCTCTTACAGAATCATTCCAAGTGTACGTCGAGGAGCAGCTATTCACTATTTGTTACATAGACCTTTCTAGTGCTAGAGATTGCGAAATAGCCTCGAAGATCATAAGCGTATCTCAAAACTGGAAAGGGTTTTCTATAGTTTTTAAGGGGCGGACGTTATCGAGCTTTCACTTATCCTATCAGGTGTTGCCGTGCATAACCGATGCCATGCAGTGCGAAAGCAAAAAGGCTCACTGTTCAAAAATGGTCAGGGGAAACTCATATATTAAAGATTATAGATATGTAGACTATAAAATATGCAACTTTGACTTATTACTGCCGTGCAAGCTCGCTAGCTATGGGTTCTACGAGCCTTCATTGGACGTCCCAATCAATGAACAATATCAGGCTCACGCTGTTGATATGGGAGTTAATTGGTGCCCTTTTTTCAATGCCGATAATATCAAAGTTATAGATACTAACCCTGAACCCACAACTGAACATAACGACCTGTATGAAATCAGCTTTAATGGCGCCTCAGCATCAATCTCTATAGACATTTCAAAATTTATGGATGATGACAAAAAGCCCACCTGAATGGGCTATTTCCTTTTTGCCAGTCGCCGCTTTCTGCGCTCAAAGAAATCATCAGCGGCCTGGTCGTATTCTTCCCGGGTGTATCCCTTCTGGTCCGGGTACTTGTTGGCGATCAGCATGGTGAATTCGGTCATGGTTAACTGCTCGGCCTCTGCGCGGCTCATGCCGAAGTGATTTCGGGCCGAACTGATATACTCAATGGCTTTAAATTCGCTCGTCGCCTCGCCTGCCTCATGACGTTGTAGCTGCCGTATTTTGGCCTTACCGATCACCCCATGGGTCATCAGGGATTGTGCAACCAGGATCATATCCAACAGTTCCATCTTCCCCTTACGGTAGACAAAGGCCCACTTTCCAGACTTGCCCGGCACGATCTCACCAATCAGTGTGACCGGGTCACGGTCACAACAGGCCACCAGCACTTTCATTGCCGCCATGATGGCTTGCCTGGAAAACTGCGGCTTGCCAATGAATTTTATTAGCCATGCGGGAACGTAACCGTAGGCTTCTAATGCCTTGGTGAGTAGCGGTGTCGCTTCATCGTTATGCAAGTCATAAAACGCCTGTACGATTTCCTGCGGATCGCCGATTTTTGTCATAGCGGCAAAACTTGGGCGAAAGAAATAATCGCTATCGCCGTCGCTGATAACGCTCTCGCCGATCTCTTTAAATGGCGTCATTGTTTTTCTCCATAAGCAAAAGCAAGGGCAGCTCCGCTACCCTTTGGTTTGATTACGCAGTGATGGTAATGGCGGAAGTGCCAACCTTTGCGCCGTCATTGGTGGTAAAGGTAACATCAGCACCGCCCACCGCCTTGCGGGTTACCAGCCCCGTATTGCTTACCGTTGCCTTGGCAGTATCTGAGCTCTTCCACACACCGGACTGGTCCGTGGCATTGGCCGGCTGAACGTTCGCCGTGAGCTGAACCGTGCTATTAACAGCGCCGCTGGATGTGGCCGGCGTTACCGTCACGCCCGTTACGAAAATATTTTCGCCGTCTGGGGTGATTTGGAAGGTCGTACCTTCGTTCAGTTTTAGCTCCAGGCTGTAGGTGACAATTTCTTTAACGCCACCGCCATCGCTAAAGCCAGAAACAACCATATAGCCAATGTGGTAAAAATTACCCCAGTGGAATCGCATCCACACGGTCGGCTGGCGTCGTGCTTTAACTTCATTGACGAAGTATTGCAGGAACTGCTGAATGCCAAACTCGTCAGTACGGTCGTTAACCCGAACCTCACCATCGATTGAGTACGTTGGGTCGAGGCTGGCGATCATGGTTGATGTGAAACCACCATCGTCTGCGTCGGAGTTCAGCGCCTCGGGGTTCATGTCCCATGTTGCTGACGTTGGCAGGCCAAGAAGTTTCCAATCCGCATCCCCAGGAACAAGACCCGGGCAGCCATATGCCAACTCAAGCGTCTTCGCTCGGCCAATTAAACGGTCAAAGCTGGATGAGCAACCTTGCATTTGTATACCTCATAAATTAAAAAAGCCGCCGATTGGCAGCTTGTTGGGTGATTTGGCAGTTACTCGCCGTAGGTGCATACGAATTGCAGGCGATACACAAGCCGCTTTTCTGTTGTTGTCACTGGCGATGGGATACCGCCGAGATTGTCAATTTTGCCAACACACGGACTCACGGGATTTTGCTGCACGAACTCAATAATTCGCTGTACGGTTTCGTCGGCTTTTTTGTACTCCGCTAATCCCTTGGCTGAGATCACGTCAACCAACACGTAATAATCAGACGAGAGCGTGGGATCAATGTTGCTGCCCCCCGATGGCCGAACAACGATAAAACGGTCAGTGATCTTCCCGTTGTCCTCCCACAGGAGGCTTTGCACAGTGAACCCATCGGTAAGACCAGCGCCCTCTAACAGGTCTTTTACGCGGTAATGCATCGCGGGTGTCATAGACTCAGCTCCCGGTAAATAGCAGCGTCAATTTGCGTCTTTGTTTCCTCAAACCCTTTTTTCAAAAATTCCTTCTGCGCTGTGGCCCTGCGGAATTTCTGATGAACATTAGGATCGTGGACATAAACAGCATAATTTGCGGAGTACCCAACCCGGCCGGTTAGGCGCGTGCCTTTGATTTCTATTTCACGGTACTGAGAGTTGATAAGCGTGGATGTGTCAATTGGGGTATACAACGCCGCCTGCGCCCCACCAATCAACAGGGCTGACTGCATGGCCCTGACGGCCTTACGTCCCTGCACATCACCCACCAGCGCGTCCAGCTTGCGTTGTGCCTGTTCAATGCCTTTAACCTTCACCCCCATATCAGACTCCGGTAATTATCGCGAAATCATCTGCAATGCGATCGAAAGTGTCGGCATCTCGAATAACGTGCCGAACCTCGTCCGCATTCGCCTCCAATGGATTAACCACGGATGACTCACCAATGAGAATGTAATCCCCCTGCCGCGCCTCAGCGTATTCGGTCCAGAACGTGTTTTTAACCACGAGTTCCAGACCGACATCACCCAGCCGGCCGGATGCATCACCACCATAGTCGCACCAAATTTTGATGGGCTCTGACCAGATTTCGCCATCATCATTACTGCCCAGCTTGCGCCACAGGGTGGCAATGGCGGTGTAGCTCCAGTTAGCTGCTGCGCTCATGAGAGATAATCCTCATACTGGTCAGGGCAACCGGGGCAGCCCGGGCATTTCTCGCAGTCTGGTTTTTCGTCGTCGTCTTTTTTCTCAGACATTAACAACCTCCAGCAACCATGAAAAAACCGACACTCGCACCGGCGCTAATCGGCAGGCTGGCGGTACACCCCGCGGTGTCCAGATCCGAAAGTGACTGACGCAGCCAAATAGTGCTGTCCTCGCCATAATCGAATGAACGAGACGCACCTGACGGAGCACCTTGCGATTTAATGCGCCTCGCGCCGGACGAAGCCGACATTAGCGCCGCGGCGTACAGTTTGATCAGCGTCTTCGTACAGTCGTCGTAACCGGCACCGTCCAAACACGCATCGATTTTACCGACACTGCACAGGATCGGCGTCAACAGTGCGTCAGGGATGGTGTAGCCCAGCTCAGTGAGCAGTGACTTTACCTCCGCTGGTGTGATCTGGGCTGCCATCGTTATTTCACCTTCTTGGTTGCTTCAGCCAACGCCGCGATTGCTTCATCGGCGCGCTTGGCCTCTGCCGCCAGCTCAGCGACGTGATCTGCTTTAGCCTGGGTCAAGGATGCTTCTGCTGCATCGGCGCGCTGGGTTTGCGCTGCCAGCTCAGCTTTTAGCTTTTCCAGTTCAGCACCACCAGGCGTGGCCACTTCGAATGAATCTGCCGATAGCGGAGTAACCTTGCCATTTAACCAGGCTGGCAGGGTAACACCTTCAAACACCTCACCCTTTTTCAGCTCATGGCTGTCATGGGTGAGGAGCCACTTCTGTTTTTTGTCGGTCATGGGTCAATCTCCAGAAAGAAAAAAGGGGCTGAAACCCCTTATGCTTTGGTCAGCTGAACGTAACCGGCGTTACCTTCATCATCGTGTTTGAACTGCGGCGCCACGGCGGCCAGAACGGTGTAGATATAATCATCTTCAGGGTTCAGTCGCGCTTTCGGGCGGATGGTGAGCGGCATGCCATTCAGGATCTGCACCACGTCAGAACGCTTAACCACACCCAGCACCTCATTGGCCGGCACCTTCGATGCAGGAACAATCCCAGCCAGGCCGGGAATTTCCATCAGGCGCGTCAGAATTGTTTTCGGGTAGTTGGCAGCATAATCAGTGACCGAGGCGTAGAACCAGTCCTTGTAGTTCACGTAAAGCGTAACTGGCGCATAGAAATTGTTATCTTGCAGCGCTGCAATAGCCGCTGTGACGACGCTCACCCAGTTTGCACCAGTGGCCGACGCCAGGGTGAAGCCATGGGTACCGGTAGCGCGTTGCGGCGCGGTACGCAGGCCGTAGATGGTGGATTCACCGACGCGAATGGAAGGATCACCATTCAGCACCATATCTTCCATTTTCTCGGCCACTTTGCGCTGATGGTTACCGATGGCGTCGCTGTCCAGCGAGTAGCCTTCAGTCTGGGCAGACAACATTTGGCGCCAGCCGAAGCCCAGTTCTGAATCAATGATCGGCAGCGGCGTGCCTTCATAATTCATCACAGGTGAATCGACCTTGGCCTTGCCGCGGCCGTCCAGGCTGATATTCACATCACCGGAATCTGACAGCGTCATGAAGTAGTGGATAATTTTACCCAGGCGCATCGGGCGTGAAACTGATGCGGCCAGGTCGTTAAACACCGACAGAACATCGCGCTGAACGGTAATAGCAGAACGGTCCCACTCGCCCCAGACGTCTTTGGGCAGCGTAGAGGCATTGCCCATCATCTCGTTATGAGCGATAAGAGCACCATTCGCGCTGTTCACTTCAAAGCCGTTCTGAGCGGCCATAATGCGATGTGACTGTTCCCAACGGCGGCGGGCGTTGAGGATCAGCATTTGCTGCTCTTTAGTAAACTTCAGCATTCTGTGTTTCCTTAGGCCGAAGCCGGTTTAGCGTAAGAGTTGACGATAACCACATCAGCAAATCCGGCAGTAGCCAGAGTGCGCCCTGCTTTTTCGTCAAAGGTGGCCACAACAATGTCGTCGGCGGACGCCGCCTTGAGCACGCCACCGGCACCAACTGTCAGTTCCTGACCAATGGTGTAAGCCGCGGCCGCAAGGCGCACGTTGTATTCCTGATCGACTTCGACGCGGTACTGGACGCCCGTTTCGTTAGCAGCGTAGGCCGTATTGATGTCTTGCCCAATGAAGCGGCGGTTACCCAGGATAAGCAGCCGGCCAGTGGCATCGGTGGCAACGGTCACACCACCGGTGGTGTTTTTCTTCACAACCACACCCGGCAGGTAATCACCCGCGACGGGCAGGTTGATGGTTTCCGGTTCGCGCTCGGCGGGACCGCGATAAATGACATGAGCAACCATTATTTCGCCTCCATTTCAGCGTTGAGGTCGTAGTCTTTCCACTGGTCGTCTGCGGTCTGACTGTTGAGTTGGAAGCCGCCATGCAGCCCCTGAGACTTCTGGCAGTTGGCATAAAGGCGGTCAAGCGCCTTACCCTGCAAATCAGCCACTTCTTCATCGCTCATGTTCATTGCCAATTTCACTGCAGCTCGCTTCTGGTTCAGCTCATTTTCCGAGTTGGCCGTCAGTTGAGTTTCCAGTGCGGTGAGTTTTTGAGTCAGCGGAGCAATTGCAGCATTAACGGCTGCGGTAATAGCATCAGCATTGGTCTGCTGTACGCCTGCTGGATCACCACCCCCCTCTTTTTTCACCGCCTGCTGGTTGTAGGCATCCCAGACCTGATCGTCGGTTAGCCCTTCGGTTTTAACGCCTGCGGCATTGAGCGCGGCGATCATCTTCTCTTTCATCGGGTTAGTATCTCCGTTGGTTTTGATTTCGTATTCAGTGGGTTTGCGAACAACTTCTACTGGGCTACCCACGAAAACAGCCTTGCCGTCTTCGTCGATCACATACTTCTGTTTGAAATAACTGCTGCTGTCGCGATAGATAAAACTGTCCGGCCAGACGCTTTCCGGCCACAGCCACGAATCATCGGTGCGGCCTTCGCGTAGTTTGTCGCTGAGGGCTCGCTGGATATCATCGAATGAGTAGTTGGAGGCATTGGTAAAGAAGAACTTCGCCTTGTTCCAAAGGCCGTCCTTCATGTTGTTGGCGGTCTCTGTCAGGCTTGCTGCCTCCACTTCGCCCTCCTGCCCGTCAGCGTTCACGAAAATGCCGACGCCTTCGGCCGGCGTGGCGGCACCCGGTTCATCCAGCAGGATCGCCACGTGGTCAAAGCGCAAATTTCTGGCAATCCAGTTGTATTTTTTTCCCTTAGATTCGCCTTTGCTGTCTTCTTTATTGAGCAGCAGGCCAGTGGAAACGTGGATCGGGTCGACGTTGTTCCCGGCGATCATCTCGTCGAGACGGGCTACCAGGCGTTTACCGTCGGGCGACTGTTCGGCGACGCGCTTATTCACATAAACGTCCATCACCACCTTGTCACCCGCTTTGGTGACGTTCTGTGCCCAGGCACCGACGTGGAACTTGTTCAGCGCCCGGGCGTCGTTGGCACTGACAAACTTGCCATCGACTTTAGGGTGCGGCAGCGGAGTCAGTTTCCCCTCAATGCTGCTGTAGCTGGTGTTAATTTCCTCGGCCGGATAAAGACCGCCATTCATCACCACGTCATCGACGACGGGCACAACGCCGCGGATGACATAATGCTCGTCACCGTCGATGGTCGTGGTTGAGATGTTGGAGGCGTTAACGGCGAAGGATTTAACGTGGATACTGGATAGTTTCACGTTCGATCCTCATGTGTTTTTTTGTGGTCGGGAAGCCGGTTTCCACTGCTTTCGTTCTTCGATCAGGCGGTCAATAAGGCCCTGATTCACTACCTTGCCATTCTCGTCCAGCAGACAAGGGAGCTGGCTGCAATAGCAGCGGTAGCGGTTACCGTTCTCGGCATAGAAGGTACGCACATCTTCAGTCGTGTAGACCTCACCGTGCCGGGCTGCATGCCATGTTCGGGTAGTGGGCTTGAGCGCTGAAATCCACAACAACGCGGTACGCAGGCCAAGCCGTTCGGATGCCCAGTCAGTCTCAGCCCACTGTGCCTGGCGGAGCGCACCCACCTGTTCGCTCTGCGCAATGTTCAATGCCCTGGAGCGGGAAATGTCCAGGCGCTTGCTGATCACGCGGGCTGTTTCTTTCGGGTTCACCCCGCGAGCCACTGCATCGGTAATGATGTTCGCCAGATCGGCGCGTGCTGCATCGCTCAGTGCTTTCCAGTTGCTATAGGTGGTCACTGCTGCGGCACCGACCTGGTTAAGGTACGGAGCGCTGCTGAGCAGTTGCGTTAGCGTGGTTTGCTGAGCATATACAGCCGACTGCTGGGAAAGATTGTTGAACGACTCGAATGTGCCGCGCCGTATTTCTTCGGTGACGTATTCAAGTGACCAGATATCCTGTTCGCCACCAGCCAGCAGATTATCATCGAGAATGGCCTGCACCCTGCGTAGCAGCTCAGCCAGCTGTGCAGACGACATATCGTAGACATAGGTCGCCGCGTTGACCTCGTAGAGTGTTGGCATGTCGCCGGACTGGTGGCAGAGGAAGTTCCATTTATGGCCGTTTCCCTGGCGTTCCTGCCCAACCATGCGTTCGTCAATAAGCGCCTTCAAAGCCAGCTTTATCTGGTAATACCGTTCATCAATATCCTTAGCCATTCGGTTGACCGCACGGCCGGACATGGTCGGATCACTACGTGACCGTGGCACCACCGGACTTTTCGGCTTCTGGGTCGTCGACCAAAGGGTCAGGCCGTTTCGGTTTTGGTTTGCCATCGTCATCATCCAGATTGGTTATCGGCTGAAGCTCACCCTCTGCGCGCACTTCGTTTTCAGTGATAGCAGACCGGCCGAGGGCATTCGCGGATTTAACGCCGACATCGGCCATGGCTGCCATGTTGGCAATTTTCTCTGCCCGGCTTGGCGCCATTAAGTCGGACCAACCGACGCTGATCTCATCGCCTTTTGGTGCCGGGATAATGCCAAAGGTCCAGAAACGGGTAATCAGGTCAGTGATCACCTCTGTTAGGAAGCCATTGCGCCGCGACATACGGGTGCGCGACCAATCTTTACTGTCCTCGGTCGAGGCACGTTCACCTGTCTGCATCCCGATCAAGATTTTCACTGGCATGGGGATCGTCGCGCAGAATTCGTTAACTGCGGTACGCCAGGTGGGTTCTGGGTCAGCTGCCGTGACAGACAACACCTCGGCAGTACCTGCCTGCATGAAGCTGGCGCTGTCGGTGCTGTCGTTCAAGCGCCGCACCTGCATGTCGAGTGCCTCAGCCAATTGGCCCTCAGGCACCCCAAGTGCTTTCGCCAACGCGGCAAAATTTGTTTTCTCGCTGAACGAATAATTCAGTTGGCGGCTGGCGTTCTTCAGGAAACCTTCGGACGCGCCACCGCTGACTTTCTCGATATCCAGCAGTTTATTAAAGCCCTCTTCCAGCATCGATTTGCCAGAATAAAGCGTGCCATCGTCGGAACCTTCAGCAAGGATGATCACCCGCTCAGGATGAACATTGATGATCCGGCCTGGCTGTGGGTTGTTGCCGCCGTCAACGTTCAATTCGGTGAAGGAGTACATTTTCACATCGCCAAACGTCTCGCTTTCAGCATCACTATCCCACTCAACCGGCTCTAACTGTGCCTCCCATACCGGGATAAGTTTTACCAAGCCACGTTCTGACAGCCGCCCAATCACAGTACGGTCCACCGGTTCACGCCATGGTTTCCCATCCTTGAGCTGCAATAACAGTGCAGAGTAGCGCCCCACCAGGTTGCGCCGGTCAGCACCCTTAATCTGCTTCCAGCAGCGCTTCATCAGCTTATTTATCCGCTTATCCCATGAGGTAAGATCCGTGGCATCTTTCGTCTTGTCCCCTTCGTAAATTTCGGGGAAGTCCTCCCAGCAGCCATCAACCATGCGGCGCACCGCGGCGCCGGCCAGAGCATTGCGAGCAAACGCCCGATAGAAATCGTCAAAACACAGGTCAACGGGGTAACCAAACTCCTGATAAAGGCGCTGGCGCTTGGTGTTGCTGGTTCCGTTGAATAGCGAGGCAAGCGCATTCACTCGTGCCTTCTCTATGGATGAGTTACTGGCACGCTGCTGTTTCATTTGGCTTTCGTTCACGGTTTCCTCCGTTAGCGCGCGCGCACCAACATGCCGGTAATAAGTTCAGGTGAGTGCAGGACGCGATAGCGAGTGCTGTCCCAGTCATGATCTTCTTGGGTAGTATCAACATCGTCAGGATTTTTGCTGTCGCGGACTAATACAGGGATGCGGCCAATCCAACCCCGGCAGTATTCAAATACATAGAAGCCTGGATTTTCCGGCATGCCTGACTCTGAACTTTTGCCTTCAAGTACGGCCTCAAGCATATCTGCAAAAATTGATGCGCCATTTGTGCGTGAGCCAGGGCTTTTATTCGCTGCTATCCACGCTACCCCTTGGCTTTCCATCTTATCCGCGATGGATAGCTCGTTATCTCCGGTGTTGTAAATAGCGCCATCAGCAGGCCCCGGAACAACTGCTGAACAGATGCCTGGCATGATATTTACTTGGCCTTTCCCCTGAGTTTCTGCAGGTTCATCTATCTCTTCACCCACCAGCCGCTGATCTATCCACTTAACGCCTTTCGCGACATTTGTAGACGACATATTCAAGCCCTTGTTGAGCTCGTCAGGTGGGCAGCCATACCACTCACCGATGAGAATCAATGAACCAGCCGGAGGGCAGAACTTTTTGCCATCAGGAAGCGTTGCTTCTGTGCCATCAGCCTGAGCCCACCAAAGGTTAGAGAATGGTTTCGACTCACCCCAGTCATGAGAGCGGTCGACAGTCCAGCCGTCAGGTATTCTGAATGGCTTGATGACGTGAATCGCCTCATTCCAAAGGTGATCGAAGCGTCCACCGCTTGTAACGTCCCAAGAGCCCTCAACCCAAGCCTTTTTACGGTTCGGGTCTTTGATACTCATCAGGGTTGCAATGTACTGCGGGTCAAGATAGGGGTTTTCTTTGAATGAACCGTGAATGGCTACCCTTGTCAGGGTCACGTCCTCCTCACACTCCGTCTGTGGGTTAAACACGCGTTGCTTTTCACGAATCACCGTTCCACGTGGTGCCGGTTGAATGAAGCGTTTCTTTACCCAGGTGTGGCCGATACCGAATGGGTTTGTTGTGCTGAACGTCTCCAAGGGAATTGGCTTGAGCAATGAACCATCTTTGCAAGGGTAATCTTCCGGCCTGAATGACGATCGGCGACAGGAAAACATCATTTCGTAAAATTCTGATGACTGCTGCTTAGTCAGCTCATTGAAACCGATAAACGGAAATTCTTGTCCGTGATAATCCCAATAGTCATCCTCTTCACTTCCAAATCGAAACAACAGTTCTTCGCCAGTTGGCCATACCCAGCGTAGTTCTGACGCTGATGCTAAATAACGAGCACCGTCATTAAAAAGCCGGTACATGCGCTTAGACTGAGTGATGATGTCAGCAAGGTTTTTATATTCGGTATCGAAGATGACGCCACGCCAAAAAGTCCCATAACCTAATCCGACATTACGACGAAAGCGGGCAAGTTGAGCCGCTGTCTTACCGGGCCCACGAGTACCTTCATACAAAATTTCATCACAAGGACAGCTGAGGGAAAGTGATTGCGAACCGGGTAAAGGCTTCCATACAGCTTTGTAATTCATTCACCTAATACCCCTCTTTGCTGCTGTTGCGCTGCCTGCTCCCAATCATCCACGCTGTCGCATGATGGAACGGGCATGATGTTGTGTGACAAACCGGAGTCCTTATCCTTGTCGAGCTCTTTACGCACCCGATCAATTTCAAGCTGCCGGCGCTCGATTTCCACCTGTTGCAGCCGCTGCGCAAACTCGCTGTCAGCCAAGCCCAGCCGTTTCATCACGGCCTCAAACATTTTTTCCCGGCTGATGGCTGTGATTTCCACGCCATTTTTTCCAACTTTTGTGCCTGAATACGCCAGACGAGCAATACCTGATAATTTTCGCGTATCGGGGAAGTAGGCACGGCCGATACCGTCGCCATTACAACGCGGGCAATCTGGATTAGGATCCGCGTTCTGGTCGTATCCATACCCTCCTTTGTCTGGCGGGTCCGGCTTATTCCTGGCTTTCGCCTCTGCGCACTTTTCTTCATGCTCGATAGCGTCACGCCATTGGTAGTGATGGCCAAAGCCCCAGCAGTGACGGCAGGCTCCGTGGCGATACTGCGAAATCTCGTTGGCATCGAAGGTGGCCAACTGCCACATCTTCGCGAGCACGTCGTCAGCGTTGGCCAGCGTGCGTGAGACGGATGCAACCAGTTGGCTCTCAATGGCTCGCTTAACGTTAGGATTCGTTAGAAGTTGTCGACCATAATTCGGATCACTGTAACCGGCACGCTCAGCCGCAGCAGTGGCGTTCTGGTCAATGAGGTATTCCGCTACGAAAAGGCTTTGCTGTGGTGATAGGCCTGATTCAGATATCAGCTCTTCAGCGCTGGTTGTCGGATTCTCCTTGGTACGCACTTTTGATTTTTGCGTACCGCCTTTGCGTACCTGCGTACCTTTTTGCGTACCAGTTTTACCACTGCGTACCCAGCCGTGTTTCTTGGCGCGCTTTCTGATGGCCCCTTCACTGATGCCGTATATCTCTGCCATATCACGGAGAGAAAGTTGACCGGCACAGTAATCGCGCTCAAGGCCGCTTTCTTCCGGTTGTGACATAGCGCTGTCCATAAAAAAAGCCACCAGCAAATGCGGGTGGCTTATGTGATTTGGAAAAGGTGATTAATTCATTTTTTTCAGATGCTGAATAACCATTTCAAGGTTAACCCTGTCAGGGCCATCCGAGTACCAAGTGTTCGGTTGCGGTTTGTTCGCATCAAATAAACTTTGAATATCCAGGTCAGTATCTATAACTTTGAATACTGAATCCCCGATATCTAATCGGTAGGCAATAATCCTACAAGTACCCTCCGGCACCTTTCCGTAGTAATCAAGCGTTCGGCTTGCGCTATAAATCTCGTACTTAACAAGCAAGCCGCCTTTACCGTTAACCAATAAAGTATGTATCAGATGTTCCACAAGTAACCCTCCTTGACTGAAGGGGTAATATATCATTATCGATGGCACTCATCGAATGCCACCTGTAATGCCGCCACACTCTCGCAGTGGCCGCGCTCATGCCCTTGAGTCCCTGTCGCCCTATGGCCGCCCATAACCAGTTCGGGATTGGCGCTCCCGATGCTTCCCCGACGCTACTTTGATTCATTAACCCTAACCAGATGCGAAGCTGGCTCACGACGAGAGACTCGGGTGCAGGTTATTACCCTACAATTGCCGCCCTTCGGCTGCTGCGGTCTAACCGTTTTATTTCAGCATTTGTTGCCTCCATTGGTTCAGCGTGTCCACCTGGCCGGCGCAGATTGATAAAGCTGTTTTCAATGCCAGCGAATAGCTGCCGGCATCGCCCCAGGTATCACCCTGCAGCGTAGGCTGTTCGCAAGGTTTGAATACTGACTCAGGGGGAAATAAAACTATTGGCGCTGGCGGCGTTGGTATCCGTTCAGCGCAGGAGCTCAAGAACAGCATCAGGCATGCGCTCAGCAGCACATTTGTTGTTTTTGATCGCATCCTGATATTTCCTCTGGTAGATTTCGCCCTGCTGGCGCAGTTGCTGCTCTCTTCGTTGCTGTTCTGCCATCATTGCGCGATTACGGGCGTCATCCGCGCGCAATGTGGTGATCAGTCCTGCCTGCTGCGCCAGCGTCTTTTTCTGCTCTGCAACCTGCTGCCGTGCCAGTTCCAGCCGATGTGACAATAACGAGCTGTAACCGCCCAGGCAGATCGATACCACCAGCAGGAGCAGCATTCCCCCGCCTGCCAGTTTTGAGAGCCATCCGCTCATGCCAGTACCTGGCGCGCACGCTCGAATCGTTCTTGGCGGTCTGCCAGCCCATTTTTGCCACCGTTGATCAGCAGCGTTACCCGCTCGACGTCACCCGCATATTTTCCGCAATTCCGTGATTTCCAGAACCAGCCGGCAGAGCGCATTGCGTATTCGTCATTTTCCAGCAGGTCGGGCACAAGTAGCAGATCGGTTTTGACGCCGGCACTACAGGCACGGTAATTATCCAGCCCGGTAACCTGAATCAGTCCGCGGCCACGATATTTCCAGCCGTCTCCCGGGCCTTTGTTTCCCAAGCGACCACCGTAGACCAGGTTAGCGATCGCCGCCTGGCGGTTTTCCGGTACCGCTGTTTCCCCTCGCTGGCGGCCCAGCATCTTGCATTGTTCCATCGTCAGCCGTTTGCCGAACGTGGTTTGCAGACCGACAACGCTGTAATTGAAGGATTCCGCGGTAGCAGTAAAGCCCGCCGATTCGTGCCCTACCTGTGCGATAAACATCGCCTGCTCCACCGGAGAAATGATACCGAATTCGATGAAGGTCGCTTCCAGATGCGGAAACCAGCGCGTGGCTAATCCGGCAGCAATATCAGCCGCCTCTTTAAATTGGTCTTTTGTCATGGGTTATTCCTACTTAGGGGAGCCGGTGCGGTTGCTGGCGATCCGGCGCAACATATTTCCGAAATAGTCGACGCCGGCATAGCCGATAAACATGCTGCCGAGATAGGCGTATGTGGAATCCCAGCCGATTGCAGCCAGGCAATCTTTGATGAAATACGCGACCATTGCGCACATGGCGGCGTCAATTAGTCGGCGCGTCCATCCCTGCTGACCAACGTATGAGCTGCGCAATAACGCCATTAGCGCAGCCGTAGCCGCATAACCGCCGCCCTCCTTGTGAGCAGCAAGCCATGCAATCAGTTGCGCCCACAATTCGGGGTTTTTATCATGCATTTTCATGTCCTCCCCCTTCCGGGGATTAATCCCGGTATCGGGTGATAAATAAGGATTTACTAGGCGAATGTGAGGCAAACTATGCGAACAATCTTTTGGTGTGATAATCTATTGATTATGTGTGTTATATTTTTTATTAATTAAATGTCAACTAGTTATTTATTTACGTTAACGAGCAAACCAAATAAAACAAATCGAGGAAGTATGAATATTTTCGCTTCGCAATTTTTAAAAAAAGAAGGTCTAATCATACTGATAATTACGTTACTTGGATATGGTGTGGCGCTATCTTATGAAATTGGTTATGCTATTTACTTTTCATTCGACACAGAATACATTCAGGTTGACATCAAATCTATCTACACTGGAATAATTGGTGTTTCATCATTTTTTCTTATAGCGCTTGTTTTCATCACGGTTTTGAAACAAAAGCAGTCTAGTGATAGACGGAAACTAACTCAAATTGCCGTATATGTATTATTGATAGGATTATTGTCCTCGCCGACAGTACCAAAAATAATTTTTGCAAACGTTATCACGACCATCACGTTATGCTTTGGCGTTTCAATACTATATGCCTCTTACTACTTTCTATCAAAAAAAGACATCCTCACAATACCCGTTCTAATTGGAATTGCTTGTTTGTTTATTATTGCAATGTCAACAACAGTAGGAATATCTCGTGCATCCACTGAGATGGCCCTCAATGTTTTTAAGTATGAGGACAGCGAGTATGCAATTATAAGAATATACAACGGTAGTATTGTTGGCATTAAAGTTGAGAATGATAAACTATCTCACACGGATAAAATATACATACCAAGTTCAGAAGTAAAAACGTTGCAAACGAGAACAATTCATGTACCAAGCAAACCTGGGCTATTAAATTATAAAATTGATTACCCTGAATTTCGAAAAAATACCTTAGGCGACATGATACTGAAAAACGATAGCGATAAATAAACTCTATATACTTCGTGATGGTACTAAATTCAAACAAAAAACCCGCTCAAATGGCGGGTTTCTTTTGGATTTGTCGCTGCGGATACTACTTCGCGAAGCTTAACCTAATTTAACCATTTTCCGCGCAAAGTCAACGGTAAAATCTTTCAACGTTTGAATTGAACGCATCACTCATCGGCAGGTAAAGCATAAACTCGGCAGTTTTCAACCAAACGGCGATCCGGGTTTCGCAGGTGCGCATACACCATTCAGGCCGAATATCGTGTAAGTCTGCTGCCATAGCCTTTTTGCTTTTCCCCCGCCCTATGTACCGCTGCTGAATTACAGACTTCAATCCCGGGTTATCCAGTAGGACGGTGCCGATCACCTGGTCAATGGTTGATGCCTCCTGGTCGGAGCAAAACGCAAGGCTGCTTTTTTGCTTACCCTCCATAATATCCAGCAGGTAGCGCTGCAGCTCGCTTTTGTCGCATCCAGTTTTTTTAAGTTGCCGTAGTGCCTGAGTGATCGCGGCTTTTGTCACTTTCTCACTGGCTAACAAACGGTTGAACATGCTGCCGGCGCTGCCGTGCCTCGCCATGCCCGACCAGCGGCCCCACATTTTCAATTTACCCTCTATCCAAACTTGTTCCAGCGCACGCAAGTGCAGCTCTTTGCCATCGCCCTTACCAATATTCTCAGGATAAATCATAACTTGCCCTCACTTCTTAAAATTACTTGCGTGCGGAATACGCCCTCGGCGTGGTAAAGACGCAGGGTTTCACGGTCATATTCAGTTTTTGTACGGGAATCGATGGCGTCATGGCAGCAACTGCAGGCCCAGGCGCCCTGCTCATCATCCGGCTTCATGCCGCTGCCACAGGTTCCCGCCATGCGGTAATGCGCTAGAACGGTTGTTTCCGGATTGAAGTTACAGATACCAGGTATCCGGATCTGGCAGTCGCGGCCTCTGGCCTCTTTTTTAAGGTTGGCCATTACGCGAAGCTCATCAGTTGAGCCGCGGCGTTATCAACTTCGATATGCGTGCGGAAAGGTTTATGCAGGATCCAGCGCCATAAAACATCGAGCGCGGCCTTGTACAGCTGGTGGAATTCCGTTTCGTCCATGTTGGCGAACGCGATGCTTCGAGGGTGTTTGCGTAGGGTGCCGTCGGGGAGTTGGATCGCGTCATAGTGACCGGCCTCGACCGTCACCCAGGCGCGATAAGCGTCAAAGGATTTGCACGCGCTGATACTGCCGGCACGACGATCGGCGATGCGGTCGAGATACTGCTCGGCGGCATCGAGCAGGGCCGACTCATTACCGCCGAACGTGGCCAGGAATCTGGCATAGCCAGTAACCAGCTTGCGCTCGTTCGTCGAGATGGCGCCGCCGGTCGGCTCCCAGTATTCGAAACCCAGATTGAGAAGCGCGAAAAAGCGACGGTGAAACGCCGGATTGCGCACCTTTTTGAAGTCGGCCACCAGCACGGCGCCGAGCTTGCAATTTTTTTGCAGAAAATCGCTGGTCTCGGGCGTGGCCGGGATCAGAATTCCTGATGACTGCTTGATGAGTTGTAACTGCGCCATGTTCTCTCCTGTGGCGCAGCAGGCACGGGTTGTTCAAGCCCGTTAAGTAAGTCTATCAGAATTTACGTTACGATAGCCGGCCCGCTCTAAAATTTGTGTTATCAGTTTTGGCGTGCCAACAATGTCTTCGGGCTGCAAGGGCATGAAGGAGAACTGCTCGCCTTTTCGGTACATCAACGCCCGCTCGCAAACGGGGAAATTTTTAAATCTGGCAACCACTACGTCGTCCATGCAGCGCACGACCTTGTACCCTCCCGGGGGCGTGTCTTTTAATCCGGTCACCTCAAACCTCCTTTTTTGCTGTGTTATTTGTCGGCAAAGAGTGCCATCAATAAAACCAGTCGTCCGCGCTTTCCCAAGTCTCCTGCAGGATGTTCTCTACTCGCTCTTTGGCGCCCTTTTCAGCCCCAAGCACCGACAGATTATCCTGGGCGCCGAGCCGGACGGCGACGCGGCAGTCGGGGTACGATTTCAGCAGTCGCTTCTGGAATTCCTGTTCAATCGCCACAACAGCGCCATCTGGTAACTCTCTGTTTTTCTGGATTACTAATTCGACTTTCATCATGCGCCTCCGCAATGCTGTTTATTTGTACAGTATAATTATGGTTAGAATAATTGGAGTTTGCAAGGAAAGAAAAGCCCCTTGTGGGGCTTTTGTGTGCTACAGTTCGAAATTCAATCATTATCTTGTGATTTTAATATGTTAGGGCTTCCCCCTCGGGCGCCGCTGCCTGAATAAGCGATAGGACATACTCAGCTTGCTGGTCTTCGATAACGCTGCAGTCCTTGTACATGAGAATTTTAGCGCCCGTTGATTCATCTAGCCGCCAGTCTGCTGGCAACTTGTAACCGCTTGATGTGAACGTACTCAACAATTTCCGCATTATCATTGCGTTTGGAAATTCGGAGAGCTTCCGCTGCATCTCTCACGTAAGCTGATCCGTTGTCAAATATGCGCACAGCATACAAATCTGCTATTGGCGTGAATTGCGTCACTGCCACCGGCTGCGCCTCCCGGTTAGCCAGTAGTTCGGCGGCCATCGATTTATATTCGTCCCAACTGCATTTACAAATCATGTTCGGGTCGGCCAGTTCTTTGAGCCTGTCAGTCGTTAGTGTCTGTGTCATGCATCCTCCTTAAGCTGCTGTTGATTCGACCGGGGAAGGGAAATTAATCACCCCCAATACGGCACCGAGTTTAGTTGCGGTAGGGATGTAGTCACCGCCTTCGCGCTCTAGAACAATAAAAATAAGATCGCTAAAACTGCTGTCGTAAACAGTTATGTCTCGATCGCCAGCCGTTGCAAACCCCAGGCGCTTTGACGTGCAGCGGTTAAGCACCTTCTGCAAGTCATTCAGCCATTTCCGCTCTTCTTTTGTCAGTTCTGCCATGGCTACTCATCCCCCTCTACGGTGAAGCCAGCGGCGCGAACGGTATTTTTGAACCCTTCTTGCAACTCTCTAGCAACGTCTGGTTTGTAACAATCGAAAGAGGGCACAGGCACCGGCGTAGCCAGACTGGCTTTCAGGTGTGCGATTTCCGCCTGAGCTCTGTCATTCATGATGATCAGGTGTTTAGCGGAATCCTGCGCCTTCTGGAATTTACCGGCATAATCGGTGGCCATGGCTTCCAGCGCGTCACACTTCGAACCAAGCTCTTTTGCCACACTTACCCACATTGCCTTTTGTTCTTCCAGTTCGGCGATGCGCTTATTCTTCGCTTCCAGCTCTGCCAGCAGGGCGGATACGTACTCTTGCGAGTAGAGGGCGGATGATCGAATATTTTCCATTCCCTCAGCGTTTGCTACATAGCATTCATCCAGTGTTGGCACATCTCCGCC